ATGAAAAAATTCATTGGATCAGTTTTAGCTACGACATTAATTTTAGGGGGATGTTCCACGATGGAAAATGAATCAAGTAAAGACACGAATACAGAAACAAAATCAGTACCAGAAGAAATGGAAGCTTCAAAATATGTAGGACAAGGCTTCCAACCGCCTGCAGAAAAAGATGCGATTGAATTTGCGAAGAAGCATAAAGATAAAATTGCCAAACGAGGCGAACAATTTTTTATGGATAACTTCGGTTTAAAAGTTAAAGCTACCAATGTTGTAGGTAGTGGCGACGGTGTAGAAGTATTCGTGCATTGTGATGACCACGACATCGTATTTAATGCGAGTATTCCATTTGACAAATCGATAATAGAGAGTGATAGCTCATTAAGAAGTGAGGATAAAGGCGATGATATGAGTACTTTAGTAGGTACAGTGTTGAGCGGCTTTGAATATAGAGCTCATAAGCAAGAGTTGGATAGTTTAACAGAAGTTTTGAAAGAATATAAAAGTAAATATAAATATACTGGTTATACAGAAAATGCAATTATGAAAACGCAGAATAGTGGTTTTAGAAATGAATATTATTATTTGACTGCAATTCCATATACTTTAGATGAATATAAAAAGTATTTTCAACCCTTAATCAAAGAGGATGATAAGACTTTTAGTGATGGTATGAAAAACTCAAAAAAACAACTTAAAGATAAATCTCGTCCATATGTTGTTACAACTTTATTTAGCACTAAAGACAATTACACTAAAGATAATACAATAGACGAGATGATTGATTTTTCTGAAGTACTAAAAAAGAAAAAGAATATTCCTCATGATTTGAATGTTTCTCTTCAAATTACTGATAAATATATAAATTCAGCAAGACCTAGTTACAGTAAGAAAGATTCAATAGAAGTAGGAGTATTTAATCATGAAAAAAATTAATGATAGAGATTTAGCAGAATTAAGTGGATACTGGGCATATCAAGATTTGGACAAAAGATATGTAATTAGAGTAAATAATAATAAATATAGACTAATTGAAGATTATTCAGACAATCCTAATTCTAAAAGTTTTGGTGGTACAGATGCAAAAGTTTTTGAATTGGTAAATAGCAATAATGAATTAACAGGACAACAAGCTATTATCTTCCAAGGTACAAATAATAATAAGAGTATCGGAAGCAACAATCCTTTTCGTGGGAAGGTTGCTGATGATTGGATTGAAAATATAAAGTTAATGAATGATAAAAATAAGTCAACTTCTTTATTAGAACAAAATAATGCTTATATTAAATCGTATGAACAGAAACTAAAAGATGCAGATACACTTAAAAGCTCTGATTTTTTAAGGAAATATAAGAAAAATCCGTCTACGTATAAAAACAAAACTATTAAGTCTGATGGAGGCAATTCTCAAGGGGGAGCAAGTGCTAACCACCAAGGGATGATTAACCCGAATAAAAATATAGTTTCTACAAACCCTGCCATGTTACCAAAGTCAATATGGGAAAATTTCAAATCTCAAAACTTTGAAAATATGATTAATTATCATAGTAAGTTTGATATTTTATCTTGGCTGCAGGATCCATTTGCCACTCCGACACTAGGAAAACGAGTGAATTTAGAAACTGGTGTGCCAACGATGGATGGATTAGTAAATAGTCATTTAGGTTATAAAAGAAAATTAAATCCAAGATATAATACTTATAAGGATTTAGCAGTTTATAAAATTAAATCAGTTAAAGATACTATGATTAAAAATGGTAAAAAAGTCAAAAAAACTATTGAAATCGATATAAATATGGATGATAGAATTCCAATTAATGTGTGGACAGGAGATTCAATAGCGAGAACGGGTAAAGGGACTCCTATAAAATTAAATCTAGAAAATCTTAGTGCATTAAGTAATTTGGTAACTGGTGAAACAAGTAATATGTTAACCGATTGTGTAAATTATTTGAATGAGAGCTATAATATTTCACAGGTTGAAAATGCTAATTTTGGAGAAAGAAAACATAAACTTAAACAAGATTTTAAAAAGATTGTCGAAGTTGATATCCTTGAAGGAATGAGTAGAGAATTAACTTCTTTGAAAAAGGATGCATTTAGCGCAATTGATAATGTCAAAAAAAATCTTGTTGGAATTGCTTTCATATTTTCATCAGTTGCAGTCCTTATTTTTGAATTAAATACTATTGAAGAAATGCTTGAAGATTTAGATAAAAAATTACAACGTGGCATAGAAAGTTTACATGATTCATTGGATAACGTAATTAAAGAAATGTTTAAAAATTTAGATCATGATTTTGAAGATGGCGTGACAGAGGAAATGATGAAGCATTTAAATGTTGTGAATAATAATATAAATTTTGTAAAAAAACAAAATGATGTATATGGAGAGCAGATAACCGATATTAAAAATATAATGTCTCATCAAGATGCAACGGTAATGGATGGAAACTTATCTATTAATTATAGCGGTGAACATATGATTTCGGGTCAAGTACAATCTTCTAATTATTTAACTAGAAAAATGACAATTTTAAAAAACCATATTGATAATGCAGTTAACAAAATTAGTGATTATGTTCAAGAAGCTTACAATAATTATTTTGAACCAGTATTAAACTACATTCTTGAAGTTATACATTCGGTAGAAACAGCTGTGAGACATATTTATGAAATAAGCAGTTTAATATACAAAGTAACAATGAAAATAAAGATAAAGGCTATGGGAATAAATGTCGACGAAATTGATAAAAACCTTGAAGTTTTAAAAAGTAAACTTAAAAATTTAGATGAATTTTTAAATAACTTAAAAACAGCTTCACCAATTTTAGAAAATCACTTAGATGACATTGTTAGAAATATGAAGCCATTAATTGTTAATCAAATTTTTGAACCATCTCATTATGATGATATGTTTATTTCAAGAAAAGCTTTAACGCCAGTGTTCTCAAGCGTTTTATAAAGCTTGTAAAAAATATAAGGGCAAAAAAAGGGCAGATTTAAGCTAACTTGGAATGTTTTCGAGTTTTTGAGTTAGTTCTCTATCCATTTTTTCAGTTACATGAGTATATATGCGAATGGTTGTTTTTTCATCTACATGTCCTACCCTTTTCATAATTGCTTTTAAAGAAACATTCATTTCTACTAATAAAGTTATGTGTGTATGTCTAAATGTGTGCGTGGTAACTTTCTTATTCATATTTAAAGCTTTTGTAGTTTTCTTAAGCACACCGACGATTTGATTATTACATAAAGGATTCCCTTTTTTTGTTGTGAATATGAACCCTCTGTCAACATAGCTCGAATTCCATCTTTTCAACATTTTGTTTTCCAGTATTATCTTTTTAAAAATTTCTACGGTTCTAGAATTGATGCTGATACTTCTTTTTGAACTTATAGTCTTTGTAGTGTCTTTGTATCCGAATCCTTCCTCGTATTTAATGCGGTGAATTGTACCTGTTATATTGATAGTTTTGTTTAATAAATCTATATTTTTTTCCTGCAGTGCTTGTAGTTCTCCTATGCGCATACCAGTTAAAGCCTGTACTTCTAAGATGCTGGCAATTAAAATGCGATTTCGCTTGTGTAACTTATTATCATTTAGTATATGATCACGTATCTGTAGGACTTGGTTCATTTCTAAATAGTTGTACATTTTAGATTCATCTTTTTCGATATCCTCTATTGTTTTTCTTCTTTTAGGAATTTTGACATTAGTTAACAAATATTCATTTGGATAATTGTAAAATTTAACTGCATATTTAATAGCTCCTTTCATATCTCCGAGTTGACGGGTTACTTGATTTTGAGAATAGATATCTGATAATTTATTAATAAATATCTGCATATATTTTGTATCAAGTTTGTTTAAAAGCAAGTTCTCAGAGCAGTATCGTTTAATGTTTTTAATTCTTATTTTTATATTATTAAGAGTAGTCAACTTTGAACCTGATGTTTTTATATGATATTCAAGCCATTCATCTAATAGCGCGTGAAAAGTCAAAGTTTTTAATTCGCTTGACGACTTGTTGTTTAGTTTTTCTTTTATTTTTTCTTCTAAACGAAACATTGCTTCTTTTTGTGATTGTTTTGTATTCTTGTTCAACACAACACTTACGCGCTTCCATTTATCTGTGTATGGATCTTTATACTTCTCGTAGTATCTGTATTTAGTTTCGTTATTTTTGTTTTTAAATTTTTCAATCCACATGTTTATACCTCCTGAGAGAACGTACGTTCTGTAAATTTGTAAAAAATAATAAGGGTAGGTGGGCTACCCAAAATTTAGTACTAGGTACTAAATATGTTATAATAAAATAAAAAGTAGGTGATAAGATGACTCAATTTCTAGGGGCGCTTCTTCTTACAGGAGTTTTAGGTTACATACCATATAAATATCTAACAATGATAGGTTTAGTTAGTGAAAAAAACAAGGTTATCAATACTCCTGTATTATTGATTTTTTCTATTGAAACATGTTTGATATGGTTTTATAGTTTTATAATTTTTAATAATGTTGATTTAAAAAATTTGAATTTAATTCAGTTGCTTACAGGTCTAAAAGCAAATATTTTGTTTCTATTTATTTTTGTTTTAACAGTGTTTGTATTTAATCCTTTAATTGTTAAATTTATTATCTGGTTAATTAATATAACCAGAAAGTTTATGAAATTGGATTGTATAAGCTTATTAGACAAAAGAGACAAGTTGTTTAATAACAACGGTAAACCAGTATTTATAGTTATAAAAGACTTTGAAAACAGAATCATTGAAGAGGGTGAACTTAAAACCTATAATTCAGCTGGTAGCGATTTCGATTTACTAGAAGTTGAGCGACAAGATTTCAAAGTATCTGATTTACCGTCAAACGATGAATTGTATATTAAACATACGCTTGTAGACCTTAAACAACAAATTAAATTGGATTTATATTTAATGAATGAATACTAATCTTTTTTCTTAGCTTTTTCTGATAAAGTGCTTTTTAATTTTTCGCTGGCGCCTGACTTTTCAAAACTTTTGTTTAATGGGTTACTACGAGTAGTTTCTTGTTTTTTGTTTTTATCTACCATAAAATTCTCACCACCATTCAACGTCTACACTAGTAGGCGTTTTTGAATTTTTTTAATCCTTTTTCTCGTCACGCTATATAGGTACTTTTAATCATAATTAAAGCCAAGTTTATTTAAAATCTCTAAATAATCTGACGACTTTGCCCGTAATGTTTACGTCATTTATTTTTGACATTGGGTAGCTTCTATCTTTAATGGTAACGTAATTAGATAATCGCTTTAGGGTAAATGTGTCATCTGAGTTAAATATAATTTCGCAAAAATATTCATCAGTTTCGGTTCCGTTCTCTGGGAAGAAAACGGTTATTATATCTCTATCAAAGATAAAGTCGATTACATCATCATCTTGATCTAAAATGTAGCAAACAGTCATATCGCCATTTTCAACTCTTCTTGCGCTATTTATAGTAGTTATTGGTTGGGCAACTAATTTGCCTTTTGCCTCTGTGTATCTTTTTGGAAATTCCACATAATTCATTAAATCGATTGTTTTATTTGTTTCCATATTAGCTCTTCTTTCTTATATTGTTTTATTAGTTAATATTGGCTCCTGGTACTGCTAGCACCAGCTCTTGCTTCCTCTTCTTTTCCTTTTTTGTACTCTTCAAAAGCTTTAGCCTGTTCATCTTTAGTCCAGCCAGGCGAAACGACATACTCATCATTTAAATTAGTATTTTGTGAATCGTTTTCATTTATATTTGCAGGAGTATTATTAGATGGATCTGAATTATTATTAAGTTGATTGTTTTGTGATTGGTTTTGATTGTTTGAATTATTTTGTATGCTATTATTAGGTGGATTTTTATCTTCAACTTTTTTCATTTTTTCTTGTTGCGTTTTTGGTTTGCTATCTTTGTGTTTTTGTGTTTGTGACTTTTTATTTTCTTCTTTTTTTGGTTTTTCTTTTTCACCACAAGCTGTTAAAGCTAATGTACTTACTAGTAGCAGTCCGATTACTTTTTTCATATGTATCTCTCCTTTGTTATATTTCTTTATATTTAAAAACTCTCAACGGCTCAAATGTAATTGAATACTCGCCGTAGTGAGTTCCAATACCATATATCTTTTTATAGTGCTCTATTGCTTCTAATATGTATTCTTCACTTAATTGTAGATACTCAGACAACTCATACAAGTTACGTACGCCATAATTATAAGCTTCTACAATTTCACGTAATGGAACAGCTGAGATAAAGCCGTGTCTACGTGCGTAATTTTCGAACTTGCGATTGTTGAAAATAGAGTAATCGGCTATATCACCGTATGTAAGTTTATTATGTGCTAATTCTTCGAAGAGAATTCCTGCTTTTTCTCTATCTGATAAACCACGCTTTATTAAAATTAAATCTCCTAACCATACCCCGTCTAAATTATCTGGAAGTACATCAGCCTCTCTTACTTCAATATAATCATGTTGTATTAAAGTTTCTTCATATAATCCCATCTGATACATCCTTTACTTACGTTTGCTTCTTATATAATCTGCATAATCTAAAACCCTTTGCCATTCATCATCTGTCAATTCTCCTTCAAGGTGAGCTGCACGATGTTGTACTTCGTTTTCTGTTTGTCTATTTTTTAATAGTAAATATTCTGGGGTAACTTTCAATTCGTTGGCAATTTCAGCTATATCCTCCATAGGTATTTTTCTGCTACCGTTTTCATATCGGGATAAGGTAGATTTATTGACACCTATCTTAGTTGCAAAATCAGTTAAATTCACATTATTCTCTTTTCGTAGTTGTTTGATTAATTTACCTATTTCCGCTGAAGTTCTCATTTCAAATTTACCTCCGTTTTATTTATAACAGTATAATAACACTTTTCCATATAGGAAACAACTAGCATTTTAAAAGAATAAAAAATATTTTTTGAGATTTTTGTTGACAATTAGGAAACTTAGCTTTAATATTGAGTTAACTTCAAAAAACGGAGGTGAGCAAATGTATGAGTTCAACGTCAAAAGAATGAAAGCTGAACGCATTGCTAAAGGCATTTCGATTTCTGATATGGCAAAAAAATTAGGAATGACACCAGGAACTTATTCAAAAAAAGAAAACGGACATATTAGAATTAATGTTGACGATTTAGCAAAAGTAATTGAAGTGCTAGAATTGCCACAAGATAAGTGCGGTATTTTTTTTACTTATAGAGTTTCCAAAATGTCAACAGAACAAAAACAAACATCTTAATAGGAGGAATAACAAATGAACGAAGAAAAATTAAAGATGATTCTCTTACTTCTTGAAGATATACCAAGAGACGAATGGAATCGATTAGTAAATGAAGTAAATAATCAATACAGTTACCAAGCTGACAAGGTAGGACTTGCCAGTGATAACTGTCAACAAATAGCAAATAACTATAAGCACTATGGATTTTAAGATGGATAAGGACTATCGTTATTCTTTTCACTTTTAACGTTAATGTCGAAATACAAAACATGATCTAAACTGACAACTCTATCTTTTGGATAAATGATGTGTAGAGTTTTGCTTTCAGCATCTTTCATATGTTCTTGTACTTTAATAACTTCACCATTAATTAAATGTAAATCTAAAGAAGTAACGATTTCTTTATCTAAATATTGAGTGAGCAATCTCTTATGCATACTTATCACCTCCTTAGGTTGATAACAACATTATACACGAAAGGAGCATAAACATTATGCAAGCATTACAAACAAAATCGAACATCGGAGAAATGTTCAACATACAAGAAAAAGAAAATGGAGAAATCGCAATCAGCGGTCGAGAACTTCATCAAGCATTAGAGGTTAAGACTCCATACAAAAAATGGTTTGAAAGAATGAGTGATTACGGATTTGAAGAAAATATCGATTATATAGTCACGGACATTTTTGTCCATAACCCACTAGGAGGTCGTCAGAATCAAACTGACCACGCACTCACACTAGACACTGCAAAAGAGATTGCAATGATTCAACGTAGTGAACCTGGCAAACGTGCAAGACAATACTTCATCCAAGTTGAAAAAGCATGGAACAGTCCAGAAATGATTATGCAACGTGCTTTAAAAATTGCTAACAACACAATCAATCAATTAGAAACAAAGATTGAACGTGATAAACCAAAAATTATATTTGCAGATGCAGTAGCTACTACTAAGACATCAATTTTAGTTGGAGAGTTAGCAAAGATCATTAAACAAAACGGTATAAACATCGGGCAACGCAGATTGTTTGAGTGGTTACGTCAAAACGGATTCCTTATTAAACGCAAGGGTGTGGATTACAACATGCCTACACAGTATTCAATGGAACGTGAGTTATTCGAAATTAAAGAAACATCAATCACACATTCGGACGGTCACACATCAATTAGTAAGACGCCAAAAGTAACAGGCAAAGGACAACAATACTTTGTTAATAAGTTTTTAGGAGAAAAACAAACATCTTAATAGGAGGAACGAACAATGCGAGCTCAAAACAAAAAAGTCATCTATTACTACTATGACGAAGAAGGTGATAGACGACCCGTTAATATTCAATACAACGATGGCTACGACTTAATGATAGACCCGCGTTTTATTGAAATGACGCTTGAAAGACATCCGCATTTAAAAAATAACTTTTATGGATTAATAGATGGAAAAGAATTTAAGTTAGATTAAATTTTTGTGTTAGATAATTAAAAGCTAATTTGCTTAGCAATGTTACGGACATACTAGTGGTTTTGTTTGCGACTTTTTTTAACTTCTTTCCAAGTGTGATTGTCTCGGATATTATCTAAAAATTCATGCCCTGACCAAGTTATATCGTTAATTGTATAACCATAAATATGTCCATCTTCCCAACCGAATTTAACACTAACATACTTTGCTTCTTCCAGTTTTAATAATGCATACATTACAGTTTCAAAATCATATTTTCCAAATACAACATTATCTTTGAAATTGTATTCGGTGAGCGGTTCACCAATCTTTTTATTAGTTTCAATTTCTAACAAAAGATGTCTAACACAATCATGATCTAATTTCATACTTATCACCACCTTAGGTTGATAACAACATTATACACGAAAGGAGTGCTAAAAATGCCCAAAATCATAACACCACCAACGCCAGAAAACACATATCGAGGCGAAGAAAAATTTGTAAAAAAGTTATACGCAACACCTACACAAATCCATCAATTATTTGGAGTAAGTAGAAGTACAGTATACAAGTGGTTGAAATATTACCGCAAAGATAATTTAGGTGTAGAAAATTTATATATTGATTATTCAGCAACAGGGACACTGATTAATATTTCTAAATTGGAAGAGTATTTGATCAGAAAGCATAAAAAATGGTATTAGGAGGATATTAAATGAGCAACATTTATAAAAGTTATCTATTAGCAGTATTATGCTTCACGGTTTTAGCGATTGTGCTTATGCCATTGCTGTACTTCACTACAGCATGGTCAATTGCAGGATTCGCAAGTATCGCAACATTCATATTCTATAAAGAATACTTTTATGAAGAATAAAAAAACTGCTACTTGTGACAACAAGTAACAGTTAAAGATAAGCATTTGTCTTAAATAATTATATAAGGAGTTATTAATATGACCTTACAACAAAAAATACTATCACATTTTGCAACATATGACAATTTCAATTCTGATGACGTTGTTGAAACTTTTGGGATATCTAAAACACATGCAAAATCCATACTTTCAAAACTTAAGAAAAAAGGAAAGATTGAAATGAAAAGTTGGGGTGTCTGGCGTGTTATTGAATCGCAATTGCATTTAAGTGTAGTCGAACGTAAAAAAGAAATTTTAGAAGAACAATTTGAATTGTTAGCAAGATTAAATGAACAAAGTGATGACCCTAGAGAAATAGAAGAACGTATCAAGTTAATGATTCGTCTAGCTAACCAATTTTAAGGAGGAGTTAATCAATGGCAATATTAGAAGATATTTTTGAAGAATTAAAACTATTAAATAAGAATTTACGTGTGTTAAACACTGAACTATCAACTGTAGATTCATCAATCGTACAAGAGAAAGTTAAAGAAGCACCAATGCCAAAAGAAGAAACAGCTCAACTCGAATCATTTGAAGAAGTTAAGGGGACTTCTGCTGATTTAACTAAAGATTATGTTTTATCAGTAGGAAAAGAGTTCCTTAAAAAAGCAGATACTTCTGATAAGAAAGAATTTAGAAATAAACTTAACGAACTTGGTGCGGATAAGCTATCTACTATCAAAGAAGAGCATTATGAAAAAATTGTTGATTTTATGAATGCGAGAATAAATGCATGAAGCTAGATCACTCAAATAGAGCTCATGCAAAGCTTAGTGCAAGTGGAGCAAAACAATGGCTAAACTGCCCACCGAGTATTAAGGCAAGTGAAGGTATTGCAGATAAAAGTACAGTTTTTGCCGAAGAAGGGACATTCGCCCATGAGTTAAGTGAGTTATATTTCAGTCTTAAATATGAAGGCCTAACACAGTTTGAGTTTAATAAAGCTTTTCAAAATTATAAGCGAAATCAATATTACAGTGAAGAATTGCGTGAATATGTGGAAGAGTATGTAGCTAATGTAGAAGAAAAATATAACGAAGCTTTGAGTAGGGATAATGATGTAATAGCTTTATTTGAAACAAAATTGGATTTAGGTAAATACGTCCCTGAATCTTTTGGTACTGGTGATGTCATTATATTTTCAGGTGGTGTGCTTGAAATTATTGACCTTAAATACGGTAAAGGCATTGAAGTTTCAGCTATAGATAATCCTCAACTTAGATTATATGGCTTGGGCGCATATGAACTGCTTAGTTTAATGTATGACATTCATACAGTTCGCATGACTATCATACAACCTCGAATAGATAACTTTTCTACTGAAGAGTTGCCAATATCAAGATTACTTCAATGGGGAACCGATTTTGTTAAACCATTAGCCAGACTTGCTTATAACGGTGAAGGGGAGTTTAAAGCAGGTAGTCATTGTAGATTCTGTAAGATAAAGCATTCATGTAGAACACGTGCAGAATACATGCAAAATGTGCCTCAAAAACCACCACATTTGTTAAGTGATGAAGAGATTGCAGAACTTTTATATAAACTGCCTGATATCAAAAAATGGGCTGATGAAGTAGAACAATATGCACTAGATCAAGCGAAAGAAAATGATAAAAACTATCCTGGTTGGAAGCTTGTAGAAGGTCGTTCACGAAGAATGATAACTGATACAAAAGCAACGCTTGAAAAGTTAGTTGAAGCGGGTTATAAACCTGAAGATATTACAGAAACCAAGTTACTTAGCATTACGAATTTAGAAAAATTAATTGGTAAAAAAGCATTTTCTAAAATTACAGAGGGTTTTATAGAAAAGCCGCAAGGTAAATTAACACTTGCTACCGAGTCGGATAAACGACCAGCTATAAAGCAATCTGCTGAAGATGATTTTGACAAACTATAAAAATTTAAAAGGACGGTATATAAACATGAAAGCAAAAGTATTAAATAAAACTAAAGTGATTACAGGAAAAGTAAGAGCATCATATGCACATATTTTTGAACCTCACAGTATGCAAGAAGGGCAAGAATCAAAGTATTCAATCAGTTTAATCATTCCTAAATCAGATACAAGTACGATAAAAGCCATTGAACAAGCTATAGAAGCTGCTAAAGAAGAAGGAAAAGTTAGTAAGTTTGGAGGCAAAGTTCCTGCAAATCTGAAACTTCCATTACGTGATGGAGATACTGAAAGAGAAGATGATGTCAATTATCAAGACGCTTATTTTATTAACGCATCAAGCAAACAAGCACCTGGTATTATTGACCAAAACAAAATTAGATTAACGGATTCTGGAACTGTTGTAAGTGGTGATTATATTAGAGCTTCAATTAATCTATTTCCTTTCAACACAAATGGTAATAAAGGTATCGCAGTTGGGTTGAACAACATTCAACTTGTAGAAAAAGGCGAACCTCTTGGCGGTGCAAGTGCAGCAGAAGATGATTTCGATGAATTAGACACTGATGATGAGGATTTCTTATAAGTCAATAGGTGGGGTTTTAGCCCCACTTTAATTTTAAAGAAATTGAGGTGTCAAGAATTTGAGATTTATGAATATAGATATTGAAACATATAGTAGTAATGATATTTCGAAATGTGGTGCCTATAAATACACAGAAGCTGAAGATTTCGAAATTTTAATTATAGCTTATTCGATAGATGGTGGAGCGATTAGTGCGATTGACATGACTAAAGTAGATAATGAGCCTTTCCACGCTGATTATGAGACGTTTAAAATTGCTCTATTTGACCCTGCTGTAAAAAAGTATGCATTCAATGCTAATTTCGAAAGAACTTGTCTTGCTAAACATTTTAATAAACAGATGCCACCTGAAGAATGGATTTGCACAATGGTTAATTCAATGCGTATTGGCTTACCTGCTTCGCTTGATAAAGTTGGAGAAGTTTTAAAACTACAAAGCCAAAAAGATAAAGCAGGTAAAAATTTAATTCGTTATTTCTCTATACCTTGTAAACCAACAAAAGCTAATGGAGGAAGAACAAGAAACTTGCCTGAACATGATCTTGAAAAATGGCAACAATTTATAGATTACTGTATTCGAGATGTAGAAGTAGAAATGACGATTGCTAATAAAATTAAAGACTTTCCAGTAACTGCAATTGAACAAGCATATTGGGTTTTTGACCAACATATAAACGACAGAGGTATTAAGCTTTCTAAATCATTGATGTTAGGAGCTAATGTGCTCGATAAGCAGAGTAAAGAAGAATTGCTTAAACAAGCTAAACATATAACAGGTTTAGAAAATCCTAATAGTCCTACACAGTTATTGGCTTGGTTAAAGGATGAACAAGGATTAGATATACCTAATTTACAAAAGAAAACGGTTCAGGATTACTTAAAAGAAGCAACAGGAAAAGCTAAAAAAATGCTAGAAATTAGATTGCAAATGTCTAAAACTAGTGTGAAAAAATACAACAAAATGCATGACATGATGTGCAGTGATGAACGGGTAAGAGGTCTTTTTCAATTTTACGGTGCTGGTACTGGAAGATGGGCAGGTAGAGGTGTACAACTTCAGAATTTAACAAAGCATTATATTTCAGATACTGAATTAGAAATAGCAAGAGATCTTATTAAAGAACAACGTTTTGACGATTTAGATTTATTACTCAATGTTCATCCTCAAGACTTATTAAGTCAATTAGTTAGGACAACATTTACTGCTGAAGAAGGTAATGAACTAGCAGTAAGTGATTTTTCTGCAATAGAGGCAAGAGTCATAGCATGGTATGCAAAAGAACAATGGCGTTTAGATGTGTTCAACACACACGGAAAGATATATGAAGCATCGGCTTCTCAAATGTTTAATGTCCCGGTAGAAAGCATAACTAAAGGCGACCCTCTCAGACAAAAGGGAAAAGTGTCCGAATTAGCTTTAGGTTATCAAGGTGGCGCTGGAGCTTTAAAAGCAATGGGTGCATTGGAAATGGGCATTGAAGAAAACGAGTTACAAGGTTTAGTTGATAGTTGGCGTAACGCAAATCCTAACATAGTTAATTTTTGGAAGGCTTGCCAAGAGGCTGCAATTAATACTGTAAAATCTCGAAAGACACACCATACACATGGACTTAGATTTTACATGAAAAAAGGTTTCCTAATGATTGAACTACCTAGTGGAAGAGCTTTAGCTTATCCGAAAGCTTCAGTTGGTGAAAATAGTTGGGGCAGTCAAGTTGTTGAATTTATGGTCTTAGATCTTAACCGTAAATGGTCAAAGTTAAAAACGTATGGTGGGAAGTTAGTCGAGAATATTGTTCAAGCAACTGCAAGGGATTTACTTGCGATTTCTATAGCTAGGCTTGAAGCATCAGGTTTTAAAATAGTTGGTCATGTCCACGATGAAGTAATTGTAGAAATACCTAGAGGTTCAAATGGACTTAAGGAAATCGAAACTATCATGAATAAGCCTGTTGATTGGGCAAAAGGATTGAATTTGAATAGTGACGGATTTACTTCTCCGTTTTATATGAAGGATTAGGAGTGTGATTGCATGCAACATCAAGCTTATATCAATGCTTCTGTTGACATTAGAATTCCTACAGAAGTCGAAAGTGTTAATTACAATCAGATTGATAAAGAAAAAGAGAATTTGGCAGACTATTTATTTAATAATCCAGGTGAACTATTAAAATATAACGTTATAAATATCAAGGTTTTAGATTTAGAGGTGGAATGATGGCTAGAAGAAAAGTTATAAGAGTGCGTATCAAAGGAAAACTAATGACATTGAGAGAAGTTTCAGAAAAATATCATATATCTCCAGAACTTCTTAGATATAGATACAAACATAAAATGCGCGGCGATGAATTATTGTGTGGAAGAAAAGACTCAAAATCTAAAGATGAAGTTGAATATATGAAGGGTCAAATAAAAGATGAAGAAAAAATCAGAAAAAAAGCGATTTTGAACCTATACCAACGAAATGTGAGAGCGGAATATGAAGAAGAAAGAAAGAGAAGATTGAGACCATGGCTTTATGATGGAACGCCTCAAAAACATTCACGTGATCCGTACTGGTTCGATGTCACTTATAACCAAATGTTCAAGAAATGGAGTGAAGCATAATGAGCATAATCAGTAACAGAAAAGTAGATATGAATGAAATACAAGACAATGTTAAGCAACCAGCACATTACACATACGGCGACATTGAAATTATAGATTTTATCGAACGAGTTACGGCACAGTACCCACCACAATTAGCATTCGCAATAGGTAATGCAATCAAATATCTGTCTAGAGCACCGTTAAAGAATGGTCATGAGGATTTATCAAAGGCGAAGTTTTACGTCCAAAGAGCCTTTGACTTGTGGGAGTGATGACCATGACAGATACCACACGTAAAGAATACTTAAACCAATTCTTCAGCTCTAAGAGATATCTGTATCGTGATAACGAACGAGTGGCTCATATCCATGTAGTAAACGGCACTTATTACTTTCATGGGCATATCGTACCAGGTTGGCAAGGCGTTAAAAAGACATTTGATACAGCAGAAGAGCTCGAAATATATATAAAGCAACATGGTTTGGAATATGAGGAACAGAAGCAACTAACTTTATTTTAAGGAGATGGAAATGATGAAAATCAAAGTAAAAAAAGAAATGAGACTAGATGAATTAATTAAATGGGCATGGGAGAACCCTGAATTAGTAAGAGGGAAAGAATTTTATTCACAAGAACAGAATGATGAAAAATATGTGTTTTTCTCTCTTTATGATGGGAGAAAATGCGCCACGAGAGATTTTATAACAGCCGATGATACTTTTGAAGTCGAATACGAAGAAGAAGTAACCGAAGAGACTAAGTTTGATAGGTTGTTTGAAGTATTCGAGGTCTCAGAAGGAGAATATAGTCCTACATCAAATAGGAATACTAGTATAAACGAAAGTTTAAATGACGACAGATGTTTCCCTATCAAAGCGTTCTATATCTTAAACGACGACCTAACTATGACGTTAATCTGGAAAGATGGGAGATTGGTAGTATGATGCTGAAATTTAAAGCTTGGAATAAAGATAAAAAAGTTATGAGTATTATTGACGAAATCGATTTTAATAGTGGGTACATTTTGATTTCAACAGGTTATAAAAGTTTCGATGAAGTAAAAGTGCTACAATACACGGGTTTAAAAGATAAGAACAACACTGAAATATATGATGGCGATATTGCAGAGTTTAAATATCCTCATGACAAACGTTTTAAAGAAATAGGGATAATAACGCATTCTGCAGAAAAGGCTTGTTTTGTAATCAAGATGATAAGAGACACAGTCCAAGAATTTGAGTTATATAGAGGCGTTGCGAATAGCTATTTAAAAGTTATTGGTAATAAGTTTGAAAATCCGGAGTTACTGGAGGAATCGGAATGACACAACCAACAAGAGAAGAATTAATTAATTTCATGAAAAAACATGGAGCTGAAAATGTTGACTCTATCACTGATGAGCAAAGTGCAATAAGACACTTTAGAGCTCAATCAAAAGTTTTTAAAGACGAACGTGATGAGTACAAGAAGCAACGAGATGAGCTTATTGGGGATATAGCGAAGTTACGAGAGCACAACAAAGATCTAGAGCAGAAAGCGAGCGCATGGGATAGGCATTGCAAGAGCGTTGAAAAAGATTTAATAAACGAATTCGGCAACGATGATGAAAGAGTTAAATTTGGAATGGAATTAAACAATAAAATTTTTATGGAGGATGACACTAATGAATAACCGCGAACAAATTGAACAGTCCGTTATAAGTGCTAGTGCGTATAACGGTAATGACACAGAGGGATTGCTAAAAGAGATTGAGGACGTGTATAAGAAAGCACAAGCGTTTGATGAAATACTTGAGGGAATAACAAATGCTATTCAACATCCAGTTAAAGAAGGTATTGAACTTGATAAAGCAATAGAAATTATGGTAGTTCAAGTTGTCTATAAATATGAGGAGGAGCAGGAAAATGACTAACACATTAACAATTGATCAGTTACAAGAGTTATTACAAATACAAAAGGAGTTCGACGATAGAATTGAAACTAAAAATCCGAAAGATACGCACAAAGCATATGTAGAAGAATTTTTCGAATGGTATAACACAATAGAACCATTCAAGAACTGGAAAAAGATAAAAGGTAAACCTATTGAAGAACAACTTGATGAACTATCAGATATTTTGGCTTTTGCACTATCCTATGTATTGATGGCTGAAAGTCACGAAGAGCCTGAGACTTATTTTTGTAAAATACCAGAATTAACAAATCAATATAGTTTTTTAGCCAAATTAAACGAAGTTATTTCAGTCACAGAATATCATAAACTAAACAAACGACATGAACGTACTGGAGATTTAGAAATCAATCATATTTTAGATTTATTGACAGATGTGGAATTAGTATTACCTTTTCTAATAGCGGTGGAGTATTACTCTATCGACCAACTCATTGACGCATACAAAAAGAAAATGAAAAGGAACCACGAAAGACAAGATGGAACAACAGACGCAGGAAAAGGATACGTGTAAAGACATATTAGATAAGGTCAAGGAGGTTTTGGGGAAGTGACACAATACTTAGTCACAACATTCAAAGATTCAACAGGACGTAAACATACACACATAACTAAAACTAAGAGCAATCAAAGGTTTACAGTTGTTGAGGCAGAGAGTAAAGAAGAAGCAAAAGAGAAGTACGAGGAACAAGTTAAAAGGGATGCAGTTATTAAATTAAGTAGATATAGGAGAGGGATAAACTAATGAAAGAACGACTAAAAGCATTTTTATATTTTTTAATGTCCATATTCCTTTTCCCTTTTACGTTTTTGTATTTGTTAGCTTACCATCACTTTGTAGACAAGCAACATTTTTTAACAACATGTATAGAGTATATAGAACTTGTTTATATATTATTTATGCATAGCATTTTAGGCAAAAAAGTAAATGAACCTTTTAACATCGACGAAATAGATTTTTGGTTGAGGTTTGGTTTCAAGCTAAAAAGATATACAGGTTTAAGCAAAGAGGGAATAAAGTTGTTACGTCAAGAAATCCCAGTTTTACGCTACGATAAACCAGAAGTAACAAGAGACTATATAGAATACATTGATATTAATTATACGGCAGACACGTATTATTGCTTTTATAAAGACGGGACGTTTAGGTTCTATGATGATTATACCAACCAAAAACTAAAAGGAAATATTGATTCAGAATTTTTCAAAAAACTAGAATCATGGAACCTCCTAGTACAAAAAGGAAAGAGAATAAGTGATGATATTTAAAAAAATTCGAGTTGGTTATTAGAAATAGTAAAGAAGGTAGATAAAAAATGATTAAACAAATAGTAAGACTATTATTCTTACTAGCAATGTATGAGCTAGGTAAGTATGTAACTGAGCAAGTATATATTATGATGACGGCTAATGATGATGTAGAGGCGCCGAGTGATTTTGAAAAAATCAGAGCTGAAGTTTCATGGTAATAGCTATTATCATTTTTGAATTAATTATATTAATGTGTTTAGCAATAGCACTGGAGGTGTTGTAACTATGTGGATTGTCATTTCAATTATTTTAGCTATATTTTTATTGATCTTGTTAAGTAGCATTTCTCATAAGATGAAAACCATAGAAGCATTGGAGTATATGAATGCTTATCTTTTCAAGCAGTTAGTAAAAAATAATGGTGTTGAAGGTTTAGAAGATTATGAAAATGAAGTTGAACGAATTAGAAAAAGATTCAAAAGCTAAAGAGAGGCGTTGGCTTCTCTGCTCTATCTAAAATAATGAAAGGAGCCGAACATGTTAGACAAAGTCACTCAAATAGAAACAATTAAATATGATCGTGATGTCTCATATTCTTATGCTGCTAGTCGTTTATCCACACATTGGACTAATCACAATATGGCTTGGTCTGACTTTATGCAGAAGCTAGCACAAACAGTTAGAACTAAAGAAGATTTAACTGAGTACAATAAAATGTCTAAGTCTGAACAAGCAGATATAAAAGATGTTGGCGGATTTGTCGGTGGTTATTTAAAAGAAGGCAAACGACGTGCTGGTCAAGTCATGAATCGTTCAATGCTAACACTTGATATCGATTGTGCTGCTCAAGATATGACTGACATATTATCTATGTTTTATGATTTTGCATATTGTTTATATTCAACACATAAGCATAGAGAGATAAGTCCAAGACTGCGTTTAGTGATTCCTTTAAAACGAAATGTAAATGCAGATGAGTATGAAGCTATTGGGCGTAAAGTCGCAGATATCGTTGGCATGGATTACTTCGATGATACAACTTATCAACCACATAGGTTAATGTATTGGCCTTCAACTAGTAACGATGCGGAATTTTTCTTTACCTATGAAGATTTACCTTTGTTAGATCCAGATACAATATTAAATGAATATGTTGATTGGACTGACACATTAGAATGGCCAACGTCTTCAAGGGAAGAGAGTAAAACTAAAAGATTAGCAGATAAGCAAGGTGACCCAGAAGAAAAGCCGGGAATTGTTGGCGCATTTTGTAGAGCCTATACGATAGAAGAAGCTATAGAAACTTTTATTCCTGACTTATACGAAAAACATTCTACTAACCGTTATACCTATCATGAAGGCTCAACTGCAGGTGGATTTGTGTTATACGAAAATAACAAGTTTGCCTATTCTCATCATAATACGGATCCCGTAAGCGGTATGCTTGTGAACAGTTTTGATTTAGTACGCATACACTTATATGGTGCTCAAGATGAAGACGCTAAAACGGATACTCCAGTTAATCGACTACCTAGTTTTAAAGCAATGCAGCAAAGAGCGCAAAATGATGAGGTTGTTAAAAAGCAATTAATTAATGACAAAATGTCTGATGCAATGCAGGATTTCGATGAAATAGAAAATAGCGATGATGCATGGTCTGAGACGTTAGAAATTACTTCGAAAGGTACTTTCAAAGCTAGTATTCCAAATATAGAAATTATATTGCGTAATGATCCAAATTTAAAAGGAAAAATAGCCTTTAACGAATTTACGAAACAAATTGAATGTTTAGGGAAAATGCCATGGAACAATAATTTTAAAATACGTCAATGGCAAGACGGTGATGATAGCAGTTTAAGAAGTTATATCGAAAAGATTTATGACATACACCATTCAGGTAAAACAAAAGATGCCATTATAAGCGTAGCAATACAAAATGCCTATCATCCAGTAAGGGATTATCTAAATAAAATATCGTGGGATGGACATAAACGTCTTGAAAAGTTATTTATCAAATACTTAGGTGTTGAAGATACTGAAGTGAATAGAACAACTACCAAAAAAGCATTGACTGCTGGAATCGCTCGAGTAATGGAGCCTGGATGTAAATTTGACTATATGCTTACACTTTATGGTCCTCAAGGTGTAGGTAAATCTGCTTTACTAAAAAAATTAGGTGGTGCGTGGTTTTCTGACAGTTTAGTTTCTGTTACAGGTAAAGAAGCTTATGAGGCACTACAAGGCGTTTGGCTAATGGAAATGGCAGAACTTGCAGCTACAAGAAAAGCTGAAGTTGAAGCTATTAAGCATTTCATATCTAAACAAGTTGACCGATTTCGTGTTGCTTATGGGCATTATATTGAAGATTTTCCAAGGCAATGTATTTTCATTGGTACAACTAATAAAGTTGATTTCTTAAGAGATGAAACTGGTGGAAGACGTTTTTGGCCAATGACTGTAAATCCAGAGAGAGTTGAAGTGAACTGGTCTAAACTAACCAAAAAAGAGATCGATCAAATCTGGGCAGAAGCTAAATACTATTATGAACAAGGAGAAGAGTTATTCCTTAACCCTGAACTAGAAGAAGAAATGCGTTCAATACAAAGCAAACATACTGAGGAATCTCCATATACAGGCATTATTGATGAATATCTTAACACACCAATTCCTAGCAATTGGGATGACTTAACTATCTTTGAACGAAGACGATTTTATCAAGGTGATGTTGATATGTTACCAACAGGAAATGTAGATTACATTGAAAGAAATAAAGTCTGTGCGCTTGAAGTGTTTGTTGAATGTTTTGGTAAAGATAAGGGAGATAGTAGAGGATCTATGGAAATTAGAAAGATTTCAAACATCTTAAGACAATTAGACAATTGGTCTGTATATGATGGTAATAAAAGTGGGAAAATTCGATTTGGAAAAGATTATGGTGTACAGATAGCTTATGTAAGAGATAAAAGTTTAGAGGATTTAATATAAAAAATATTGAATAAATATACATTTTAGAGTGTTGTATCAGATGTTGCATAATTTTTTGAGTGATGCAACACGGGAGTGTAAAAAGTAATCGTAGGTGTTGTATCATTTTTGGTGATGCAACATTGATGCAACAAATGATACAACACCTCTTTCCCTTCTCGCTGTAGGGTTCAACCCTGTTTGTTTCCAATGTTGCATCAAATTCACTATAAAGTTTAAAAAGTAGTGTTAGGGAGTAAAGGGGTATATAGGTAACCCTCTAACAGCTATTTTTAAAAGTTTGGCAAGAATTGATGCAACATCGGAACACAAATATAAATTTTGTATACAAGGTGAATATATGAAAGAGTCGACATTAGAAAAATATTTAGTGAAAGAGATAACAAAGCTAAACGGTTTATGTTTAAAATGGGTTGCACCTGGAACAAGAGGTGTACCGGATAGAATTATTATTATGCCAGAAGGAAAAACCTATTATGTTGAGATGAAACAACCAAACGGTCGAATAGATCCGTTACAAAAATATATGCACAAGCAATTAGAAGATAGAGGACATCAAGTATTTACTTTATGGGATAAAAAACAAGTTGATGAGTTTATAAAAAAGGTAGGTGCAAAAGATGGCAATTCAGTTTAAGCCACATGTCTACCAAAAGCATTCAATTGATAAAGTGATAGACAATGAGAAGTATGGTCTTTTCTTAGATATGGGCCTGGGCAAAACAGTATCAACGTTAACAGCATTTAGTGATCTGCAATTATTAGACACTGAAAAGATGTTAGTCATAGCACCTTTAAATGTAGCAAAAGATACGTGGGCAGATGAAATAAATAAGTGGGAGCACTTAAAGCATTTAACTGTGTCTAAAGTCTTAGGCACACCCAAGCAAAGGTTAACAGCACTGAGTAAAGATGCCGACATCTATATTACAAATAAAGAGAATACGAAATGGTTGTGTGATCAATATAAAAAAGAATGGCCGTTCGATATGGTTGTGATTGATGAGTTATCAACATTTAAGAATCCATCAAGCCAAAGGTTCAAATCCATTAGAAAGAAATTACCTTTAATGAAAAGGTTTGTAGGCCTAACAGGAACACCAAGCCCAAATAGTTTACTGGATTTATGGGCGCAAGTTTATTTAATCGATAGAGGTGAAAGGCTAGAAACGTCATTCAGTAGATATCGAGAAAGGTTTTTCAGACCAACACATCAAGTGAGTGAACATGTGTTTAACTGGGAGCTCAGAGACGGGTCAGAAGAAAAGATATATGAGTTGATAGAGGATGTATGTTTGAGTATGAAGGCCAGTGACTATTTAGATATGCCCGAAAGAATAGATACTGTTCAATCAGTTAATCTATCAAGTAAAGAGCGTAAGTTGTATGATGAGCTTGAAAAAAGTTACATCCTAGAATCAGAGGAGGATGGAACTATAGTTGCACAAAGTGGTGCTTCACTAAGTCAAAAGCTACTACAGTTGTCAAACGGTGCTGTTTATACAGATGATGAGGATGTAAGACACATACACGAGCGTAAACTTGATAAGTTAGAAGAAATCATTGAGGAATCACAGGGACAACCTCTTCTTGTGTTCTATAACTTCAAGCACGATAAAGAAAGAATACTAGAGCGTTTTGAAGACGTAGTTACTTTAGACGACGAAAGCTATAAAGATAGATGGAATGAAGGTAAAGTTAAAATATTATTAGCACATCCAGCAAGTGCAGGACATGGATTAAACTTACAACAAGGTGGGCACATTATTGTTTGGTTTGGACTTACATGGTCATTGGAATTATACCAACAAGCAAATGCTAGATTATATAGACAAGGACAAAATCATACGACTATTATTCATCACATCATGACCGATAACACAATAGATCAAAGAGTATATAAAGCTTTACAAAATAAAGAACTAACGCAAGAAGAATTGATGAAAGCTATTAAAGCAAGAATAGCTAAGCATAAGTAATGGAGGTCTAACATGGGGAACACAATATATGATATCAAGCCAGGAACATTTAAATATATTGAATCAGAAATATATAATTTAAATGAGAACAAGAAAGAAATAAAAAGATTGAGGTTGGAAATACTTAATCCAACGAAGGAGCAAGATTCCAATATTGTATATGGGCCATTACAAAAAGGCGAACCAGTTAGAACAACTGAACTAATGGCAACTAGATTATTAACTAATAAGATGTTACGAAACCTAGAAGAAATGGTTGAAGCAGTTGAGAGTGAATACTTAAAGTTGCCTGAAGATCATAAGAAAGTAATAAGGCTGAAGTATTGGAATAAAGAAAAGAAGTTAAAGATGGAACAGATAGGACAAGAATGCCATATGCATCGTAATACTGTTACTACTATACGAAAGAACTTTGTTAAAGCGGTAGCATATCATGCGGGCATCAAATAACATTGTGCAAAGATTGTGCAAAAGGCCTACAAATCTGTAGTAATATGATAGTATCGGAAAGATGTATAAAGTTATCTAAAAGTTATACGACACAAGTACACGAGGCACATCGCTATGCGGTGTGTCTTTTGTTATGCAATCAAAGAGGTGTAAGAGATGACCAAGCATAATAACATTTATAAGCATGGTCGTAAGTCATATCAATACGATTGGTTCTATCATTCAAAAGCATGGAAGAAGTTAAGAGAGATAGCATTAGATAGAGATAATTATCTTTGTCAAATGTGTTTACGCGAAGATATTGTAACAGATGCAAACATTGTACATCACATTATTTATGTTGATGAAGATTTTAACAAAGCTTTAGACTTAGATAATCTAATGTCAGTTTGTTATAGCTGTCATAACAAAATTCATGCAAATGATAATGACAAGAGTAATCTTAAGAAAATTAGAGTTCTAAAAATTTAAATAAAAAAATTATTTAAAAAATTTTATAGCCCCCTGCCCATCGGCTTAAAATGTTTTTTCGCCGGGTACCGGCGGGGGCCCATCGCTTGCAACGCGGATAAACTTTTATGAAAGGGGGTCTTTATATGAAATTAACAAAAAAACAGCTGAAAGAATATATAGAGGATTATAAAAAATCTGATGACATATTAATTAATTTATATATAGAAACATATGAATTTTATTGTCGGTTAAGAGATGAACTTAAAAATAGTGATTTGATGATAGAGCATACAAACAAGGCTGGTGCGAGCAATATTGTTAAGAATCCATTAAGCATAGAACTGACAAAAACAGTTCAAACACTAAATAACTTACTCAAGTCTATGGGTTTAACTGCAGCACAAAGAAAAAAGATAGTTCAAGAAGAAGGTGGATTTGGTGACTATTAAAGTTTTAAATGAACCTTCACCAAAACTATTAACAACATGGTATGCAGAGCAAGTTACTCAAGGGAAAATAAAAACAAGCAAATATGTTAGAAAAGAATGTGAGAGACATCTTAGATATCTAGAAAATGGAGGTAAATGGGTATTTGATGAAGAATTAGCGCATCGCCCTATTCGATTTATAGAAAAGTTTTGTAAACCTTCCAAAGGATCTAAACGTCAACTTGTATTACAGCCCTGGCAACATTTTATTATAGGTAGCCTTTTTGGTTGGGTTCATAAAGAAACAAAGTTGCGCAGGTTTAAAGAAGCTTTGATATTTATGGGACGAAAAAATGGTAAAACAACCACTATATCTGGTGTTGCTAACTATGCTGTTTCTCAAGATGGAGAAAATGGCGCTGAAATCCATCTTTTAGCAAACGTAATGAAACAAGCTAGAATATTATTCGATGAATCTAAGGCGATGATAAAAGCTAGCCCAAAGCTTGATAAAAATTTCAGAACATTAAGAGATGAAATCCATTATGACGCAACGATATCAAAAATTATGCCTCAAGCATCAGATAGCGATAAGTTAGATGGATTGAATACACACATGGGCATTTTTGATGAAATTCATGAATTTAAAGACTATAAATTGATTTCAGTTATAAAAAACTCAAGAGCTGCAAGGTTACAACCTCTTCTCATCTACATTACGACAGCGGGGTATCAATTAGATGGTCCACTTGTTGATATGGTAGAAGCGGGAAGAGACACCTTAGATCAAATCATAGAAGACGAAAGAACTTTTTATTATTTAGCATCTTTGGATGATGACGATGATATTAATGATTCGTCGAACTGGATAAAAGCAAATCCCAACTTAGGTGTCTCTATAAATTTAGATGAGATGAAAGAAGAGTGGGAAAAAGCTAAGAGAACACCAGCTGAACGTGGAGATTTTATAACCAAAAGGTTTAATATCTTTGCTAATAATGACGAGATGAGTTTTATTGATTACCCAACACTCCAAAAAAATAATGAAATTGTTTCTTTAGAAGAGCTGGAAGGCAGACCATGCACGATTGGTTATGATTTATCAGAAACAGAGGACTTTACAGCCGCGTGTGCTACTTTTGCGTTAGATAATGGTAAGGTTGCAGTTTTATCGCATTCATGGATTTCTAAGCATAAAGTTGAATATTCTAACGAAAAAATACCCTATAGAGAATGGGAAGAAGATGGCTTATTAACAGTGCAAGATAAGCCTTATATTGACTACCAAGATGTTTTAAATTGGATAATTAAGATGAATGAGCATTATGTAGTAGAAAAAATTACTTATGATAGAGCGAACGCATTCAAACTAAATCAAGAGTTAAAAAATTACGGGTTTGAAACGGAAGAAACAAGACAAGGAGCTTTGACTTTGAGCCCTGCATTGAAGGATTTAAAAGAAATGTTTTTAGATGGGAAAATAATATTTAATAATAATCCTTTAATGAAATGGTATATCAATAATGTTCAGCTGAAACTAGACAGAAATGGGAACTGGTTGCCATCTAAACAAAGCAGATATCGTAAAATAGATGGTTTTGCAGCATTTTTAAACACATATACAGATATTATGAATAAAGTTGTTTCTGACAAGGGTGAAGGAAACATAGAATTTATTAGTATTAAAGACATAATGCGTTAAGGAGGTGAATGTTATCGCAAAAGAGAATATTGTCACACGCATAAAGAAAAAATTGATAGACAATTGGATTGATCAGTCAACTTCTAAGCTTTATGACTTTAGCCCATGGAAAAATAAATCTTTTTGGGGTGTAATTAATAATACGCTTGAAACTAATGAAACGATATTTTCAGCTATTACAAAGTTATCTAATTCGATGGCTAGTTTGCCCTTGAAAATGTATGAAGATTATAAAGTAGTTAATACAGAAGTATCTGATTTACTTACAGTGTCACCGAATAATTCTCTGAGCAGTTTTGATTTTATTAATCAAATTGAAACAATCAGAAATGAAAAAGGTAATGCATATGTGCTAATTGAACGAGACATCTATCATCAACCATCAAAGCTTTTCTTATTAAATCCAGATGTTGTTGAAATGTTAATTGAAAACCAATCACGTGAACTTTATTATTCCATTCATGCTGCAACTGGAAACAAATTGATTGTTCATAATATGGACATGTTGCATTTTAAACACATCGTGGCGTCTAATATGGTGCAAGGCATTAGTCCGATTGATGTGTTGAAGAATACAACTGATTTTGATAATGCAGTAAGAACCTTTAATCTTACAGAAATGCAAAAACCTGATTCTTTCATGCTTAAATATGGTTCCAATGTAGGTAAAGAAAAAAGGCAGCAAGTGTTAGAAGATTTCAAACAGTACTATGAAGAAAACGGTGGAATATTATTCCAAGAGCCTGGTGTTGAAATCGAACCGTTACCTAAAAAATATGTCTCTGAAGATATAGTGGCAAGCGAGAATTTAACAAGAGAAAGAGTAGCTAACGTTTTTCAATTGCCCTCAATATTCTTAAATGCAAAATCAAACACAAATTTCGCGAAAAATGAAGAGTTAAACAGATTTTACTTGCAGCATACCTTATTGCCAATCGTCAAACAGTACGAAGAAGAATTTAATCGGAAACTACTTACTAAAACAGACAGAGAAAAAAATAGGTATTTTAAATTTAACGTTAAATCTTATTTAAGGGCTGATAGTGCAACACAAGCAGAAGTGTACTTTAAAGCAGTTCGTAGTGGGTACTACACTATAAATGACATTAGAGAGTGGGAAGATTTACCACCAGTTGAAGGTGGAGATAAGCCACTAATAAGCGGAGATTTATACCCGATTGACACGCCACTTGAATTAAGAAAATCTTTGAAAGGTGGTGATAAAAATGTCAATGAAAGCTAAGTATTTTCAAATGAAAAGAAAATCAAAAAGTAAAGGTGAAATATTTATTTATGGTGATATTGTAAGTGATAAACGGTTTGAAAGTGATGTAACTGCTACAGATTTCAAAAATAAACTAGATGAACTAGGAGACATCAGTGAAATAGATGTTCATATAAATTCATCTGGAGGCAGTGTATTTGAAGGACATGCAATATACAATATGCTAAAAATGCATCCTGCAAAAATTAATATCTATGTCGATGCCTTAGCGGCATCAATTGCTAGTGTTATCGCTATGAGTGGTGACACTATTTTTATGCACAAAAATAGTTTTTTAATGATTCATAATTCATGGATTATGACTGTAGGTAATGCAGAAGAATTAAGAAAGACAGCGGATTTACTTGAAAAAACAGATGCTGTTAGTAATTCAGCTTATTTAGATAAAGCAAAAGATTTAGATCAAGAACACTTAAAACAGATGTTAGATGCAGAAACTTGGCTTACTGCAGAAGAAGCCTTGTCTTTCGGCTTGATAGATGAAATTTTAGGGGCTAATGAAATAGCTGCTAGTATCTCTAAAGAGCAATATAAGCGTTTCGAGAACGTCCCAGAAGATTTAAAGAAAGATGTAGACAAAATCACTAAAATTGATGATGTAGATATATCTGAATTGGTTGAAACACCTAAAGAAAGTATGTCACAAGAAGAAAAAGAAAAAAGAGAAAAAATTAAACGCGAATGCGAAATTTTAAAAATGACAATGAATTATTAGGAGGAAATGAAATGCCGACATTATATGAATTAAAACAATCCTTAGGTATGATTGGACAACAATTAAAAAATAAAAATGATGAATTGAGTCAGAAAGCAACAGATCCAAATATTGATATGGAAGACATCAAACAACTAGAAACAGAAAAAGCAGGTTTACAACAAAGATTTAACATTGTTGAAAGACAAGTGCAAGACATTGAAGAGAAAGAAAAAGCGAAAGTTAAAGACAAAGGAGAAGCTTATCAATCTTTAAGTGCTAATGAGAAGATGGTTAAAGCTAAGGCAGAGTTTTATCGTCACGCGATTTTACCAAATGAATTTGAAAAACCTTCAATGGAGGCACAACGTTTATTACACGCTTTACCAACAGGTAATGATTCAGGTGGAGATAAGCTCTTACCAAAAACACTTTCTAAAGAAATTGTTTCAGAACCATTTGCTAAAAACCAATTACGTGAAAAAGCTCGTCTAACTAACATTAAAGGTTTAGAGATTCCAAGAGTTTCATATACTTTAGACGATGATGACTTCATTACAGACGTAGAAACAGCAAAAGAATTAAAATTAAAAGGTGATACAGTTAAATTCGCTACTAATAAATTCAAAGTATTTGCTGCAATTTCAGATACTGTAATTCATGGATCAGATGTAGATTTAGTAAACTGGGTTGAAAACGCACTACAATCAGGATTAGCGGCTAAAGAGCGTAAAGATGCCTTAGCAGTAAGTCCTAAATCTGGATTAGATCACATGTCATTTTATAATGGATCCGTTAAAGAAGTTGAAGGAGCAGACATGTATGATGCTATTATTAACGCTTTAGCAGATTTACATGAAGATTATCGTGATAACGCAACAATTTATATGCGATATGCAGATTATGTCAAAATTATTAGTGTTCTTTCAAATGGAACAACAAATTTCTTTGACACACCAGAAGAAAAAGTATTTGGCAAACCAGTAGTATTTACAGATGCAGCAGTTAAGCCTATTGTTGGAGATTTCAATTATTTTGGAATTAACTACGATAGCACAACTTATGACACTGATAAAGATGTTAAAAAAGGCGAATATTTGTTTGTATTAACAGCATGGTATGATCAGCAACGTACATTAGACAGTGCATTCAGAATTGCAAAAGCAAAAGAAAATACAGGTTCATTACCCAGCTAAGCCCCAAAAGGTTAATGTAACAGCTAAGGCTAAATCAGCTGTAATATCAGCCGAATAGGGGTGATGAAATGAGTTTAAAAGAAATTAAATTGTGGTTGAGAATTGACTATAATTTCGAAAATGATTTAATTGAAGGTCTCATTCAATCGGCTAAGTCTGAATTACTATTAAGTGGGGTTCCAGATTATGACAAAGATGACTTGGAATACCCGCTTTTTTGTACAGCGATTAAATATATCATTGCAAGAGATTATGAAAGTCGTGGATACTCAAATGACCAATCTAGAAGCAAAGTGTTTAATGAAAAAGGATTGCAAAAAATGATTTTGAAATTAAAAAAGTGGTAGGTGATTTTTAAATGGAATTTAATGAATTTAAAGATCGCGCGTATTTTTTTCAATATATAAACAAAGGACCATATCCAGATGAAGAGGAAAAAATGGAATTGTACAGTTGCTTTTGTAAAATTTATAACCCTTCTATGAAAGATAGAGAAATTTTAAAAGCCACTGAATCAAAATCAGGATTAACCATAATTGTTAGGTCTTCTAAAATTGAATATCTACCACAAACAAATCACTTAGTTAAAATTGACAGAGGCTTATATTCCGATAAATTATTCAACATTGAAGAAATAAGAATTGACACACCAGATATTGGCTATAATACAGTGGTTTTATCAGAAAAATGAGTGTAGAAATTAAAGGAATACCTGAAGTGTTGAAGAAATTAGAATCGGTATACGGTAAACAAGCAATGCAAGCTAAGAGTGATAGAGCTTTAAATGAAGCATCTGAATTTTTTATAAAGGCTTTAAAGAAAGAATTTGAGAGTTTTAAAGATACGGGTGCTAGTATAGAAGAAATGACTAAATCTAAGCCTTATACAAAAGTTGGCAGTCAAGAAAGGGCTGTTTTAATTGAATGGGTAGGTCCTATGAATCGCAAACACATTATTCACTTAAATGAACACGGTTATACAAGAGAAGGTAAAAAATATACACCAAGAGGTTTTGGAGTTATTGCAAAAACATTAACTGCTAGTGAACGAAAGTATAGAGAAATTATAAAAAAGGAGTTGACCAGATAAATGAATATATTAAACACCATAAAAGGAATTTTATTATCTGATGCAGAACTCCAAACATATATAAATTCTAGAATATACTATTACAAAGTCACTGAAAATGCTGAAAATTCCAGGCCTTTTGTTGTTATTACACCTGTTTATGATTTACCTTCAGACTTTATGTCTGATAAATATCTTAGTGAAGAATACTTAATTCAAATAGATGTAGAATCTTCAAATCATCAGAAAACAATTGATATAACAAAACGAATAAGATACCTGTTATATCAACAAAATTTAATTCAAGCATCAAGTCAGTTAGATGCTTATTTTGAGGAAACTAAACGTTATGTGATGTCGAGACGTTATCAAGGCATACCAAAAAATATATATTATAAAAATCAGCGCATCGAATAGGTGTGCTTTTTAATTTTCAAGGAGGAAATAAGCAATGGCAGAAGGACAAGGTTCTTATAAAGTAGGTTTTAAAAGATTATACGTTGGAGTTTTTAACCCAGAAGCAACAAAAGTAGTTAAACGCATGACATGGGAAGATGAAAAAGGTGGTACAGTTGATCTAAATATCACAGGTTTAGCACCAGATTTAGTAGATATGTTTGCATCTAACAAACGTGTTTGGATGAAAAAACAAGGTACTAATGAAGTTAAGTCTGACATGAGTATTTTTAATATCCCAAGTGAAGATCTAAATACAGTTATTGGTCGTTCTAAAGATAAAAATGGTACATCTTGGGTAGGAGAGAATACAAGAGCACCATACGTAACAGTTATTGGAGAATCTGAAGATGGTTTAACAGGTCAACCAGTGTACGTTGCGCTACTTAAAGGTACTTTTAGTTTAGATTCAATCGAATTTAAAACACGAGGAGAAAAAGCAGAAGCACCAGAGCCAACAAAATTAACTGGTGACTGGATGGCTAGAAAAGTTGATGTTGATGGCACTCCACAAGGTATTGTATACGGTTATCACGAAGGCAAAGAAGGAGAAGAAGAATTCTTCAAAAAGGTATTCGTTGGATACACGGACAGTGAAGATCATTCAGAGGATTCTGAAGGTTCGTTACCCAGCTAATCCCCAAAATGTTGAAGTTTCAGTTAATTCGAAATCTGCAACAGTTTCAGCAGAATAGGGGCTTTCAAAAAAATAAAAGGAGATTAATATATGACTAAAACTTTAAAGGTTTATAAAGGAGATGACGTCGTAGCCTCTGAGCAAGGCGAAGGCAAAGTATCTGTAACTTTATCTAATTTAGATGCTGATACAACTTATCCAAAAGGAACTTACCAAGTGTCGTGGGAAGAAAACGGTAAAGAATCTAGTAAAGTTGATGTACCTCAATTCAAAACCAATCCAATTCTAGTCTCAGGCGTATCATTTACACCAGAAACTAAATCAATTACGGTAAATACCGATGACAATGTTGAGCCAAACATTGCACCAAGCACAGCAACGAATAAAATATTGAAATATACAAGTGAACATCCAGAATTTGTTACTGTAGATGAAAATACAGGAGCAATTCACGGTGTAGCTGAAGGTACTTCAGTAATCACTGCTATGTCTACTGATGGAAGCGATAAGTCAGGACAAATTTCAGTGACAGTAACAAACGGATAGGGATTTAAGGCGCAGTATATCTGCGTCTTTTTTATTTGAATAAAAGGAGCTAATACAATGATTAAATTTGAAATTAAAGATCGTAAAACAGGAAAAACAGAGAGCTATACAAAAGAAGATGTAACAATGGGCGAAGCAGAAAAATGCTATGAGTATTTAGAATTAGTAAATCAAGAGAATAAAAAAGAAGCACCTAACGCAACAAAAATGAGACAAAAAGAGCGACAGTTATTAGTAGATTTATTTAAAGATGAAGGATTGACTGAAGAAGATGTTCTGAACAAGATGAGTACTAAAACTTATACAAAAGCCTTACAAGATATATTTCGAGAAATCAATGGTGAAGATGAAGAAGATTCAGAAACTGAACCAGAAGAGATGGGAAAGACAGAAGAACAATCTCAATAAAAGACATTTTATCGAACATTAAGAAAATACAACGTTTCTGTATGGAGCAGTATGGGTGGACATTAACTGAAGTCAGAAAACAGCCGTATGTAAAACTTTTAGAAATACTTAATGAAGAGAATAAAGAAGAGACTGAAGAAAAACAAAGTGAACAAAAAGTCATTACAGGTACGGATTTAAGAAAACTTTTTGGAAGCTAGAAAGGAGGTTAATATGAATGAAAAAGTAGAAGGCATGACCTTGGAGCTGAAATTAGACCATTTAGGTGTCCAAGAAGGCATGAAAGGTTTAAAGCGACAATTAGGTGTTGTTAATAGTGAAATGAAAGCTAATCTGTCAGCATTTGATAAGTCTGAAAAATCAATGGAAAAATATCAGGCGAGAATTAAGGGGTTAAATGATAGGCTTAAAGTTCAAAAAAAGATGTATTCTCAAGTAGAAGATGAGCTTAAACAAGTTAACGCTAATTACCAAAAAGCTAAATCCAGTGTAAAAGATGTTGAGAAAGCATATTTAAAGTTAGTAGAAGCCAATAAAAAAGAAAAATTAGCTCTTGATAAATCTAAAGAAGCCTTAAAATCATCGAATACAGAACTTAAAAAAGCTGAAAATCAATATAAACGTACAAATCAACGTAAACAAGATGCGTATCAAAAACTTAAACAGTTGAGAGATGCAGAACAAAAGCTTAAGAATAGTAACCAAGCTACTACTGCACAACTAAAAAGAGCAAGTGACGCAGTACAGAAGCAGTCCGCTAAGCATAAAGCACTTGTTGAACAATATAAACAAGAAGGCAATCAAGTTCAAAAACTAAAAGTGCAAAATGACAATCTTTCAAAATCAAATGATAAAATTGAAAGTTCTTACGCTAAAACTAATACTAAATTAAAGCAAACAGAAAAAGAATTTAATGATTTAAACAATACTATTAAGAATCATAGCGCTAATGTCGCAAAAGCTGAAACAGCTGTTAATAAAGAAAAAGCTGCTTTAAATAATTTGGAGCGTTCAATAGATAAAGCTTCATCCGAAATGAAGACTTTTAACAAAGAACAAATGATAGCTCAAAGTCATTTCGGTAAACTTGCAAGTCAAGCGGATGTCATGTCAAAGAAATTTAGTTCTATTGGAGACAAAATGACTTCCCTGGGACGTACAATGACGATGGGCGTATCTACACCAATTACTTTAGGGTTAGGTGCAGCATTAAAAACAAGTGCAGACTTTGAAGGCCAAATGTCTCGAGTTGGAGCGATTGCGCAAGCAAGCAGTAAAGACTTGAAAAGCATGTCTAATCAAGCAGTTGACTTAGGCGCTAAAACCAGTAAAAGTGCTAACGAAGTTGCTAAAGGTATGGAAGAATTGGCAGCTTTAGGCTTTAATGCCAAACAAACAATGGAGGCTATGCCTGGTGTTATCAGTGCAGCAGAAGCAAGTGGTGCAGAAATGGCTACAACTGCAACTGTAATGGCATCAGCAATTAATTCTTTCGGTTTAAAAGCATCTGATGCAAACCATGTTGCTGATTTACTTGCTAGATCAGCTAATGATAGTGCTGCAGATATTCAATACATGGGAGATGCATTAAAATATGCAGGTACTCCAGCAAAAGCATTAGGAGTTTCAATAGAGGACACTTCTGCAGCAATTGAAGTTTTATCTAACTCAGGTTTAGAGGGGTCTCAAGCAGGTACTGCCTTAAGAGCTTCGTTTATTAGGCTAGCTAATCCAAGCAAAAGTACAGCTAAGGAAATGAAAAAATTAGGTATTCATTTGTCTGATGCTAAAGGTGAGTTTGTTGGAATGGGCGAATTGATTAGACAATTCCAAGATAACATGAAAGGCATGACGAGAGAACAAAAACTAGCTACAGTGGCTACAATAGTTGGTACTGAAGCAGCAAGTGGATTTTTAGCCTTGATTGAAGCGGGTCCAGATAAAATTAATAGCTATAGCAAATCATTGAAGAACTCTAATGGTGAAAGTAAAAAAGCAGCAGATTTGATGAAAGATAACCTCAAAGGTGCTCTGGAACAATTAGGTGGCGCTTTTGAATCGTTAGCAATTGAAGTTGGTAAAGATTTAACGCCTATGATTAGAGCAGGTGCGGAAGGATTAACAAAATTAGTTGATGGATTTACACATCTTCCTGGTTGGGTTAGAAAAGCTTCGTTAGGTTTAGCGATTTTTGGTGCATCTATTGGCCCTGCTGTTCTTGCTGGTGGCTTATTAATACGTGCAGTTGGAAGCGCGGCTAAAGGCTATGCATCATTAAATAGACGCATTGCTGAAAATACAATACTTTCTAATACCAATTCAAAAGCAATGAAATCTTTAGGTCTTCAAACCTTATTTCTTGGTACTACTACCGGAAAAACGTCAAAAGGCTTTAAAGGATTAGCGGGAGCTATGTTGTTTAATTTAAAGCCTATAAATGTTTTGAAAAATACTGCAAATCTAGCAATCTTGCCTTTTAAACTTTTAGGGAAAGGAATAGGATTAGCTTCTAAAAGTGTTTTTGCCTTTAGTGGTGGATCTAGAGGTTTAGGAATAGCTTTACGTTTTATAACAGGTCCTATTGGTGCAACAATAACTGCTATTACAATTGCTTATAAAGTTTTTAAGACCGCATATGATCATGTGGAATGGTTCAGAAAAGGTATTAACGGTTTAGGAGAAACTATAAAGTTTTTTGGTGGCAAAATTATTGGCGGCGCTGTTAGGAAGCTAGGAGAGTTTAAAAATTATCTTGGAAGTATAGGCAAAAGCTTCAAAGAAAAGTTTTCAAAGGATATGAAAGATGGTTATAAATCTTTGAGTGACGATGACCTTCTGAAAGTAGGAGTCAACAAATTTAAAGGATTTATGCAAACCATGGGCACAGCTTCTAAAAAAGCGTCTGATACTGTAAAAGTGTTAGGGAAAGGTGTTTCAAAAGAAACAGAAAAAGCTTTAGAAAAATATGTGCATTATTCTGAAGAAAATAGCAGAATCATGGAAAAAGTACGTTTAAACTCGGGTCAGATATCAGAAGACAAAGCAAAAAAACTTTTGAAAATTGAAACGGATTTATCTAATAACCTTATAGCTGAAATAGAAAAAAGAAATAAAAAGGAACTCGAAAAAACTCAAGAACTTATTGATAAGTATAGTGCATTCGATGAACAAGAAAAGCAAAACATTTTAACTCGAACTAAAGAAAAAAATGACTTGCGAATTAAAAAAGAGCAAGAACTCAATCAGAAAATCAAAGAATTGAAAGAAAAAGCTTTAAGTGATGGTCAAATTTCAGAAAATGAAAGAAAAGAAATTGAAAAGCTTGAAAATCAAAGACGTGACATTACTGTTAAAGAACTGAGTAAGACTGAAAAAGAGCAAGAGCGTATTTTAGTAAGAATGCAAAGAAACAGAACTGCTTATTCAATAGACGAAGCGAGCAGAGCAATTAAAGAAGCAGAAAAAGAAAGAAAAGCAAGAAAAAAAGAAGTAGACAAGCAATATGAAGATGATGTCATTGCTATAAAAAATAACGTCAACCTTTCTAAGTCTGAAAAAGATAAATTGTTAGCTATTGCTGATCAAAGACATAAGGATGAAGTAAGAAAGGCAAAATCTAAAAAAGATGCTGTAGTAGACGTTGTTAAAAAGCAAAATAAAGATATTGATAAAGAGATGGATTTATCCAGTGGTCGTGTATATAAAAATACTGAAAAGTGGTGGAACGGCCTTAAAAGTTGGTGGTCTAACTTCAGAGAAGACCAAAAGAAGAAAAGTGATAAGTACGCTAAAGAACAAGAAGAAACAGCTCGTAGAAACAGAGAAAATATAAAGAAATGGTTTGGAAAAGCTTGGGACGGCGTAAAAACTAAAACTGGCGAAGCTTTTAGTAAAATGGGCAGAAACGCTAATCATTTTGGCGGCGAAATGAAAAAAATGTGGAGTGGAATCAAAGGAATTCCAAGCAAATTAAGTTCAAGTTGGAGCTCAGCCAAAAGTTCTGTAGGATATCACACTAAGGCTATAGCTAATAGTACTGGTAAATGGTTTGGAAAAGCTTGGCAATCTGTTAAGTCGACAACAGGAAGTATTTACAATCAAACTAAGCAAAAGTATTCAGATGCCTCAGATAAAGCTTGGGCGCATTCAAAATCTATTTGGAGAGGCACATCAAAATGGTTTAGCAATGCATATAAAAGTGCAAAGGGTTGGCTAACAGATATGGCTAATAAATCGCGCTCGAAATGGGATAATATTTCTAGTACAGCATGGTCGAATGCAAAATCCGTTTGGAAAGGAACATCGAAATGGTTTAGTAACTCATACAAATCTTTAAAAGGTTGGACTGGGGATATGTATTCAAGAGCCCACGATCGTTTTGATGCAATTTCAAGTTCGGCATGGTCTAACGCTAAATCAGTATTTAATGGTTTTAGAAAATGGCTATCAAAAACATATGATTGGATTAGAGATATTGGTAAAGACATGGGAAGAGCTGCGGCTGATTTAGGTAAAAATGTAGCTAATAAAGCTATTGGCGGTTTGAATAGCATGATTGGCGGTATTAATAAAATATCTAAAGCCATTACTGATAAAAATCTCATCAAGCCAATACCTACATTGTCTACTGGTACTTTAGCAGGAAAAGGTGTAGCTACCGATAATTCGGGAGCATTAACGCAACCGACATTTGCTGTATTAAATGATAGAGGTTCTGGAAACGCCCCAGGTGGTGGAGTTCAAGAAGTAATTCACAGGGCTGACGGAACATTCCATGCACCCCAAGGACGAGATGTGGTTGTTCCACTAGGAGTTGGAGATAGTGTAATAAATGCCAATGACACTCTGAAGTTACAGCGGATGGGTATTTTACCAAAATTCCATGGTGGTACGAAAAAGAAAAAATGGGTGGAACAAGTTACTGAAAATCTTGGTAAAAAAGCAGGGGACTTCGGTTCTAAAGCTAAAAACACAGCTCATAATATCAAAAAAGGTGCAGAAGAAATGGTTGAAGCGGCAGGCGATAAAATCAAAGATGGTGCATCTTGGTTAGGCGATAAAATCGGCGATGTGTGGGATTACGTACAACATCCAGGGAAACTAGTAAATAAAGTAATGTCAGGTTTAAATATTAATTTTGGAGGCGGAGCTAACGCTACAGTAAAAATAGCTAAAGGCGCATACTCATTGCTCAAAAAGAAATTAGTAGACAAAGTAAAATCGTGGTTTGAAGATTTTGGTGGTGGAGGCGATGGAAGCTATCTATTTGACCATCCAATTTGGCAAAGGTTTGGGAGTTACACAGGTGGACTTAACTTTAATGGCGGTCGTCACTATGGTATCGACTTTGGTATGCCTACAGGAACGAACATTTATGCTGTTAAAGGCGGTATAGCTGATAAAGTATGGACTGATTACGGTGGCGGTAATTCTATACAAATTAAGACCGGTGCTAACGAATGGAATTGGTATATGCATTTATCTAAGCAATTAGCAAGACAAGGCCAACGTATTAAAGCTGGTCAACTAATAGGGAAATCCGGTGCTACAGGTAATTTCGTTAGAGGAGCACACTTACATTTCCAATTGATGAGAGGTTCACATCCAGGTAATGATACAGCAGTAGATCCTATGAAATGGTTGAAGTCACTTAAAGGTGGCGGTGGTAAGGTTGGCGGAAGCGGATACGAGAATGCAAAAAGAGCTATTCTAAGAGCACAATCAATTTTAGGTGGACGATATAGATCTGACTATATCACTACTCAGATGTTAAGAGTAGCCAAGCGTGAAAGTAACTATCAGGCAGATGCTATTAACAACTGGGATTCCAACGCAAGAGCAGGTACACCGTCTAAAGGTATGTTCCAAATGATTGAACCTTCATTTAGAGCTTTTGCTAAGCCCGGACATGGAAATATTTATAATCCTACTGATGAGGCGATTTCAGCAATGAAATACATTGTTGCTAAGTACGGTTGGGGAGGCTTTAAACGCGCAGGAGATTATGCCTATGCGAATGGAGGTCTTATAACTAAACATCAAATCGCTGAAGTGGGAGAAGGAGATAAACCAGAAATGGTTATTCCGTTGACACGACGCAAAAGAGCAATGCAATTAACTGAACAGGTTATGCGCATCATCGGTATGGATGGCAAGCAAAACAACATCACTGTAAATAATGATACTTCTACGGTTGAAAAATTATTGAAACAAATTGTTATGCTAACGGATAAAGGAAATAAATTAACAGATGCATTGATTCAAACTGTTTCTTCTCAGGATAATAACTTAAGCTCTAGTGATGCAATTAGAGATTTAGAAAAGGTATTGTCAAAACAAAGTGGACATAGAGCAAATGCAAATAATTATATGGGAGGTTTGACTAATTAATGCAATCTTTTGTAAAAATCATAGATGGTTACAAGGAAGAAGTAATAACAGATTTTAATCGACTTATATTTTTAGATGCAAGGGCTGAAAGTCCAAACACCAATGATAATAGTGTAACTATTAACGGAGTAGATGGTATTTTACCGGGCGCAATTAGTTTTGCGCCTTTTTCATTAGTATTAAGATTTGGCTATGATGGAATAGATGTTATAGATTTAAATTTATTTGAGCATTGGTTTAGATCTGTATTTAATCGTAGACATCCTTATTATGTTATTACTTCTCAAATGCCTGGCGTTAAATACGCAGTGAATACAGCTAATGTTACATCTAATTTAAAAGATGGTTCTTCAACTGAAATTGAAGTAAGTTTAAATGTTTATAAAGGATATTCTGAATCAGTTAATTGGACTGATAGCGAGTTCTTATTCGACTCTAATTGGATGTTTGAAAATGGAATTCCTCTTGATTTCACACCTAAATATACTCATACATCAAATCAATTTACTATTTGGAACGGTTCTACTGATACGATAAATCCAAGATTCAAGCACGATTTAAAAATATTAATTAATTTAAATGCGAGTGGAGGATTTGAACTAGTTAACTATACAACAGGAGACATTTTTAAGTACAACAAAAGTATAGATAAAAATACGGATTTTGTTTTAGATGGTGTGTATGCATATAGAGATACAAATAGAGTGGGAATTGATACAAATAGGGGCGTTATAACATTAGCGCCAGGTAAAAATGAATTTAAGATTAAAGGAGACGTCAGTGATATTAAAACTACATTTAAGTTTCCTTTTATTTATAGGTAGGTGATTTAATGGATTATCATGATCATTTATCAGTAATGGATTTTAATGAATTGATTTGTGAAAATTTACTAGATGTAGATTACGGTTCTTTTAAAGAATATTATGAACTGAATGAAGCTAGGTATATCACCTTTACAGTTTATAGAACTACTCATAATAGTTTTGTTTTTGATTTATTGATTTGTGAAAACTTCATAATTTATCATGGTGAAAAATACACAATTAAGCAGACCGCGCCAAAGGTTGAAGGTGATAAAGTTTTTATTGAAGTTACGGCATATCACATAATGTATGAATTTCAAAATCACTCAGTGGAATCAAATAAGCTTGATGACGACAGTAGCGAAACTGGTAAAACGCCAGAATACTCTTTAGATGAGTACTTAAGATATGGATTTGCAAATCAAAAAACGTCAGTCAAGATGACCTATAAAATAATTGGAGATTTTAAGCGAAAAGTACCGATTGACGAATTAGGTAACAAAAACGGCTTAGAATACTGTAAAGAAGCGGTAGACCTGTTTGGTTGTATTATTTATCCAAATGATACGGAGATATGTTTTTATTCTCCTGAAACATTCTATCAAAGAAGTGAAAAAGTAATAAGGTATCAATATAATACTGATACTGTATCTGCTACTGTCAGTACGTTGGAATTAAGAACAGCTATAAAAGTTTTTGGGAAAAAGTACACAGCCGAGGAAAAGAAAAACTATAATCCTATTAAAACAACTGACATTAATTACTCAAATGATTTCATAAAAGAAGGTACTTATCGCACAGAAAAAATTGGTTCTAAAGCAACTATTAACTTTGATTGCAAGTATGGTAATGAAACAGTTAGATTTACAATCAAAAAAGGTTCTCAAGGTGGAATATATAAGTTGATTTTAGACGGCAAGCAAATTAAGCAAATTTCTTGTTTTGCTAAGTCGGTTCAGTCTGAAACAATAGATTTAATAAAAAATATTGATAAAGGCAAGCATGTTTTAGAAATGATATTTTTAGGAGAAGACCCCAAAAATAGAATTGATAAGTCTTCAAATAAAAAAGCGAAGCCTTGTATGTACGTTGGAACTGAAAAATCAACAGTCTTAAATTTAATTGCTGATAATTCAGGTCGCAATCAATACAAAGCAATTGTTGACTACGTCGCAGATAGTGCAAAGCAGTTTGGGATTCTATATGCTAATACGCAAACAAATGAAGATATCGAAACACAGGATAAGCTGTTAGAATTTGCAAAAAAGCAAATAAATGATATTCCTAAGACTGAATTAGATGTTAATTATATAGGCTATGAAAAAATAGAGCCAAGAGATAGCGTATTTTTTGTTCATGAATTAATGGGATATAACACTGAATTAAAGGTTGTTAAACTTGATAAGTCACATCCATTTGTAAACGCAATAGACGAAGTGTCTTTCAGCAATGAAATAAAAGATATGGTACAAATTCAACAAGCGCTTAACAGAAGAGTTATTGCACAAGATAATAGATATAACTATCAAGCAAATCGTATAAATCATTTATACACTAGTACTTTGAATTCTCCTTTCGAGACAATAGATATAGGGAGTGTATTAATATAATGGCAACAGAAGAAGTTAAAATCAAAGCTCTACTTGAAAACGATAAACAGTACTTTCCAGCTACACATTGGAAAGCTATAAACGGGGTACCTTATGCAGGGAGTAGTGATATTGATGGACTACCTCAAGACGGTATCATTTCGGTAGATGATAAAAATAAATTAGATAATTTAAAAATAGGCGAAGCAGGAATTATTCAAAATAGCATTGTACAGAAATCCCCAAACGGTAAATTGTGGAAAATAACAGTTGACGATAGTGGGAAACTTGGTACAGTGCTATTTTATTAGAAAGGAAGGTGCATTATGGAAAATTTGTATTTAATAAAGGATTTGGGAGCTTTAGCAGGTCGAGATTATAGATCTAAGGAAATACAAAACTTACAAAGAATAGAGCAATTTGCGTTTGGATTGACAACAGAGTTTAAGTTGCATCAGAAAGCTAAAACAATTCAACACTTCGCTGAGCAAATTTATTATAATGGTAGATCGCAAGCAGCAGTAAATAAATCTTTACAAAGTCAAATTAACGCACTTGTTTTGGCACCGCGTAATAATAGCGCTAATGAGATTGTTCAAGCTCGAGTTAATGTAAATGGCGAAACCTTTGATACATTAAAAGAACATTTAGACGATTGGGAAACCAAAACTCAAAATAATAAAGAAGAAACTATAAGAGAACTAAATAAGGCTAAACAACAAATTCTTGATATCGAGTACCGTTTTGAACCTGATAAGCAAGAATTTTTATTTGTAACAGAACTTGCACCACTTACAAATGCAGTAATGCAATCCTTCTGGTTTGATAACAGAACCGGTATAGTGTACATGACACAAGCAAGAAATAACGGTTATATGTTAAGTCGTTTAAGACCTAATGGCCAATTTATAGACAGCTCATTAATTGTAGGTGGCGGACATGGTACACATAACGGTTATAGATATATTGATGATGAGTTATGGATTTATAGTTTTATCTTAAATGGTAATAATGAAAACACCTTAGTTCGCTTTAAGTACACGCCTAATGTAGAGATTAGTTATGGCAAGTATGGTATGCAAGATGTATTTACAGGACATCCAGAAAAGCCTTATATCACACCAGTCATAAATGAAAAAGAAAATAAAATTCTATACAGAATTGAGAGACCTAGAAGTCAATGGGAACTTGAAAACTCTATGAACTATATAGAGATAAGAAGTTTAGACGATGTTGATAAGAATATTGATAAAGTTTTGCATAAAATTAGCATTCCTATGAGACTAACAAATGAAACTCAGCCAATGCAAGGTGTGACTTTTGATGAAAAATACTTGTATTGGTATACAGGAGACAGTAATCCAAATAATAGAAACTATTTAACGGCTTTTGATTTAGAAACAGGAGAAGAAGCATATCAGGTTAATGCTGACTATGGTGGAACACTAGATTCGTTTCCTGGTGAATTTGCGGAAGCAGAGGGTCTACAAATATACTATGATAAAGATAGCGGTAAAAAGGCTTTGATGCTAGGTGTTACTGTTGGTGGCGATGGAAATAGAACACATCGTATTTTCATGATTGGCCAAAGAGGTATTTTAGAAATTCTGCACTCTAGAGGCGTCCCTTTTATCATGAGTGACACAGGCGGTAGAGTTAAGCCTTTACCAATGAGACCTGATAAACTAACAAATCTTGGAATGTTAACAGAGCCTGGTCTTTATTATTTATATACAGATCATACAGTTCAAATTGACGATTTCCCACTACCAAGAGAATGGCGCGATGCAGGTTGGTTCTTGGAAGTAAAACCACCACAAACTGGTGGAGATGTTATTCAGATATTAACGCGTAATAGTTATGCAAGAAACATGATGACTTTTGAAAGGGTGCTTTCTGGGAGAACTGGAGACATTTCGGACTGGAATTATGTGCCTAAAAATAGTGGTAAATGGGAGAGAGTACCTTCATTCATCACAAAAATGTCAGATATTAACATAGTAGGTATGTCGTTTTATTTAACTACGGATGATACAAAACGTTTTACAGATTTTCCAACTGAACGTAAAGGGGTAGCTGGTTGGAACTTATATGTAGAAGCTTCAAACACAGGTGGTTTTGTTCATAGGCTAGTTCGTAATAGTGTTACAGCATCTTGTGAAATACTATTGAAGAACTATGATAGCAAAACAAGTTCAGGGCCATGGACTTTACACGAAGGGAGAATTATAAGTTAATGAGTAATTTAGAGAAATCTGTAAATATTAATTTAGAGAACACTGCACATTATGAAAATATTTCAAATCTAGATATAACTTTTAGAACAGGAGAGAGTGATTCTTCTGTTCTTCTTTTTAATATCACTAAAAATAATCAACCGTTATTCCTGAGTGAAGAAAATATCAAAGCACGAATAGCGATTCGAGGTAAAGGAGTTATGGTGGTTGCCCCACTAGAAATATTAGATCCATTTAAAGGCGCATTAAAATTTCAATTACCTAACGATGTAATTAAACGAGATGGAAGTTATCAAGCTCAAGTTTCGGTTGCAGAATTAGGTAATTCAGACGTGGTAGTTGTCGAGAGAACTATCACATTTAACGTTGAAAAAAGTTTGTTTAGCAAGATTCCCTCTGAAACAAAACTGCACTATATTGTTGAGTTTCAAGAATTAGAAAAAACTATTATGGATCGCGCGAAAGCAATGGACGAGGCTATAAAAAATGGCGAAGATTATGCGAGTCTGATTGAAAAAGCTAAAGAAAAAGGTCTATCAGATATTCAAATAGCAAAATCTTCAAGTATAGATGAATTAAAGCAACTTGCTAATAGCCGTATAACCGATTTGGAAAATAAAGCTCAGTCTTATTCAAGAACATTTGATGAGCAAAAGCGATATATGGATGAGAAACATGAGGCTTTCAAACAATCGGTAAATAGCGGTGGTTTAGTCACAAGTGGTTCAACATCGAATTGGCAAAAAGCTAAGATTACCAAAGATGATGGTAAGATAATGCAGATTACTGGATTTGATTTTAACAATCCAGAACAAAGAGTAGGAGATACAACGCAATTTATTTATGTATCACAAGCTATAAATTATCCAAGAGGTGTTAGTACTAACGGTACTGTCGAATATTTAGTAGTAACTTCAGATTACAAACGTATGACTTACCGACCGAACGGTACAAATAAAGTGTTTGTTAAAAGAAAAGAAGCGGGTTCATGGTCTGAGTGGTCAGAAATAGCTATTAATGATTACAATACACCTTTTGAAACTGTTCAAAGTGCTCAATCAAAAGCTAATATGGCCGAAAGTAACGCTAAATTATACGCAGATGACAAGTTTAATAAAAGGTATTCGGTTATTTTTGATGGAACGGCAAATGGTGTTGGATCAACACTAAATCTTAGCGAAAGTTTAGATCAATTTATTTTATTAATTTTTTATGGAACTTTTCCAGGTGGTGACTTTACAGAGTTTGGCAGCCCTTTTGGAGGAGGAAAGATTTCATTGAATCCCTCAAATCTTCCAGATAATGACGGTAATGGCGGAGGTATGTATGAGTTTGGATTAACTAAATCTAGTCGAACATCGCTAACGATTTCAAACGATGTCTATTTCGACTTAGGAAGTCAAAGAGGCTCTGGTGCGAACGCAAATAGAGGGACAATTAACAAAATTATAGGAGTGAGAAGATAATGCAAATATTAGTTAACAAACGCAATGAGATTATTTCATATGCTGTTATTGGTGGTTTTGAAGAAGGTATTGATATAGAAAGTCTTCCAGAAAACTTCTCTCAAGTTTTTAGACCTAAAGTATTTAAGTATTCAGATGGAAAAATAATTTTTAATGAAGATTATTCAGAAGAAAAGGATGACACACATCAACAGATTGATAATGAAGAGAATAGTACAGGTGCTTCTGATGATATATTACGAAAAATGGTTGCTAGTATGCAGAAGCAAGTTGTTCAAAGTACAAAGTTATTGATGCAAGTTAATAAACAAAACGCTTTGATGGCAAAACAGATTGTAGCATTCAATAAAAAATTAGAAGAGATTAAAGGAGAGACGGAAAATGCTTAAATTGATTTCACCAACTTTCGAAGATATTAAAACATGGTATCAATTGAAAGAATATACTAAAGAAGATATAGCGTGGTATGTAGACATGGAAGTTATAAATAAAGAGGAATACGCAATTATTACAGGAGAAAAGTATCCAGAAAATCTAGAGTCATAGGCTAAGAGCTTATGACTTTTTAATTTGAATAAAGTGGGTGGCAGAATGTTTGGATTTACCAAACGACATGAACAAGATTGGCGTTTAACGCGTTTAGAAGAAAATGATAAGACTATGTTTGAAAAATTCGACAGAATAGAAGATAGTCTTAGATCGCAAGAAAAGATTTATGACAAATTAGATAGAAATTTTGAAGAATTAAAGCGCGACAAAGAAGAAGATGAAAAAAATAAGGAAAAAAATGCCAAAAATATTAGAGATATCAAGATGTGGATTCTTGGATTAATAGGGACGATACTAAGTACGTTTGTTATAGCAATATTAAAAACAATATTCGGTATTTAAAGGAGGTGAATATCATGCTTAAAGGGATTTTAGGTTATAGTTTTTGGGCTTGTTTTTGGTTCGGTAAATGCAAATAACGATTAAAGGTCAGTGCTTCGGCACTGGCTTTTTATTTTGGATAAAAGGAGCAAATAAATGGATATTAACTGGAAATTGAGATTCAAAAATAAAGCAGTATTAACAGGTTTGATTGGTGCATTGTTGTTATTTATCAAGCAAATTACAGATTTATTCGGATTAGATTTATCAACTCAATTAAATCAAGCTAGTGCGATTATAGGCGCTATCCTCACGTTACTTACAGGTATTGGCGTTATTACTGACCCAACGTCAAAAGGTGTTGCTGATTCATCTATAGCACAGACATATCAAGCGCCTAGAGATAGTAGCAAAGAAGAACAACAAGTCACTTGGAAAACTTCACAAGATGCTACCTTAACGCCGGAATTAAGTACGAAAGCACCAAAAGAGTATGACACATCACAACCGTTTACAGATGCCTCTAATGAGGTTGGTTTTGACGTGAACGAATATCATTATGGAGGTGGCGACAATGCAAGCAAAACTAACTAAAAAAGAGTTTATAGAGTGGTTGAAAACATCTGAAGGAAAACAATTTAATATCGACCTTTGGTATGCATTTCAATGCTTTGATTATGCTAATGCTGGTTGGAAAGCTTTGTTTGGATTACTCCTAAAAGGTGTAGGTGCAAAAGATATTCCGTTTGCAAACAATTTCGATGGACTAGCTACTGTATACCAAAATACACCGGACTTCTTAGCACAACCTGGCGACATGGTGGTATTCGGTAGCAACTACGGTGCTGGATATGGTCACGTTGCATGGGTAATTGAAGCAACTTTAGATTACATCATTGTATATGAGCAGAATTGGCTAGGCGGTGGCTGGACTGACGGAATCGAACAACCCGGCTGGGGTTGGGAAAAAGTTACAAGACGACAACATGCTTATGATTTCCCTATGTGGTTTATCCGTCCGAATTTTAAAAGTGAGACAGCGCCACGATCAGTTCAATCTCCTACACAAGCACCTAAAAAAGAAACAGCTAAGCCACAACCTAAAGCAGTAGAACTTAAAATCATCAAAGATGTGGTTAAAGGTTATGACCTACCTAAGCGTGGTAGTAACCCTAAAGGTATAGTTATACACAGCGACGCAGGGAGCAAAGGGGCGACTGCTGAAGCATATCGTAACGGATTAGTAAATGCACCTTTATCAAGATTAGAAGCGGGCATTGCGCATAGTTACGTATCAGGCAACACAGTTTGGCAAGCCTTAGATGAATCACAAGTAGGTTGGCATACCGCTAATCAAATAGGTAATAAATATTATTACGGTATTGAAGTATGTCAATCAATGGGCGCAGATAACGCGACATTCTTAAAAAATGAACAGGCAACTTTCCAAGAATGCGCTAGATTGTTGAAAAAATGGGGATTACCAGCAAACAGAAATACAATCAGATTGCACAATGAATTTACTTCAACATCATGCCCTCATAGAAGTTCGGTTTTACACACTGGTTTTGACCCAGTAACTCGCGGTCTATTGCCAGAAGACAAGCGGTTGCAACTTAAAGACTACTTTATCAAGCAGATTAGGGCGTACATGGATGGTAAAATACCGGTTGCCACTGTCTCTAATGAGTCAAGCGCTTCAAGTAATACAGTTAAACCAGTTGCAAGTGCATGGAAACGTAATAAATATGGTACTTACTACATGGAAGAAAGTGCTAGATTCACAAACGGCAATCAACCAATCACAGTAAGAAAAGTGGGGCCATTCTTATCTTGTCCAGTGGGTTATCAGTTCCAACCTGGTGGATATTGTGATTATACAGAAGTGATGTTACAAGATGGCCACGTTTGGGTAGGATATACATGGGAGGGGCAACGTTATTACTTGCCTATTAGAACATGGAATGGTTCTGCCCCACCTAATCAGATATTAGGTGACTTATGGGGAGAAATCAGTTAATATAAAATTGTGGTGAGCCTTTTTTTGGCGAGTGCATAATGCATTCGCCTTTTTTATTTACATTAAAAAACAACTGTGGTATTATTTCTACATACTTTATTTAACATTTCTCTCTCAAGTTGAAATCGTGAGTAGTAGGCAGGTACTTCGGTACTTGCCTATTTTTTATGTTATATTATAAATGATCAAACCGCACCACCTATTAATTTAGGAGTGTGGTTAATTTTTATTGGTGGTGTGGTAGCTAGTGAGGTTAAAACGCCAGCTAAAAAAGAAAAGAATCCACCAGTGCCAGCAGGATATACACTCGATAAAAATAATGTACCTTATAAAAAAGAAGCTGGTAATTACACAGTTGGTAATGTTAAAGGTAATAATGTAAGAGATGGATATTCAACTAATTCAAAAATCACTGGGGTGTTACCTAACAACACAACAATCACGTATGACGGCGCTTATTGTATCAATGGTTATAGATCGATCACTTATATTGCTAATAGTGGACAACGTCGTTATATTGCGACAGGATAGGTAGACAAGGCAGGTAATCGAATAAGTAGTTTCGGTAAATTTAGTGCAATATAATATTTGCTTAAAAGCTCACGATTTGTTATCCTTTAAAAAGAATGTTTTACAGTTTTCAAATTATTGTGTGGATACAAGGAAGTTATTTTATTTAAAGCTGTTACATTTAATTATAAATTGGGATATAATGTTCGATTCTTTGCGACTTAATCTGTTTACTAATAAATAGAAATATTTTATACTTAGAAAGTCATGTCTTTTTAAGCAGGTGCGTTACACACCTGCTTTTTTTGTTTGCATTAAAGATAAGATGTGATAAATTTCAGTGGAACATTACGTAATATTTCTCTCAAGTTTATATTGTGGCTAGCTTTCGGACTGATTTTTTGTTATTATTTAAAGACATGCATCAACTATTTATATCATCCTTGTTAGCCCAAGCATGTCACTGGGTGTGTTTTCGTTTTATGATAGAGAGGAAAGTTCTTGCTACCCCCCCGTAGTATAGAGGCAGCTTTAACACACCCGCATAATAGTTTGCGGGGTGTTTTTTGTTTGGAATACATGTTTATTTGCTCTTAACTGCATATTAGGTGACTTATAGGACGGAGTCTGTTATAGTTATTTAGCAGACAGTTATTAAAGCGATTGCATTACGCAATCGCTTTTTTCTTTTTTCAATAGTTTAGCTTATGTTCTAATTATATTAGAAAGCCTTCTTATACAAAATACATGCGATACAGAAAGATGAGCACTTTGGTGTTTGTTTTTTATTTGAATAAAATAAAAGATTTATGTTATTATATTATTAGAAATTTATCCAGAGTTTCTCTCTAAGCTAAAATTATCATTTTCGGGCAGGTACTTCGGTACTTGCCTATTTTTTTATGTTATAATCTTTCTAGACGTATTCAAAGGACGTCTTTTTAGATTGTATGTTATAGCTAGCTTTCGGGCTAGTTTTTTGTTATGATGTGTTAAACATGCATCAACTATTTACATCTATCCTTGTTCACCCAAGCATGTCACTGGGTGTTTTTTTCTTATGATAGAGAGTATAGTTTTCATACTACTCCCCCGTAGTATATATGACTTTAGCATTCCCGTATAATAGTTTACGGGGTGCTTTTTATGTTATAATTAACTGTATATAGTAGGAGGGAACTATATATCCTGTTAAGTGGCCTAGTAACCTAACACTTATCCTGCAATTGATACCCTTTTTGCCCGTCACTCAATACATATCATAGCGGCATAAGATTGTTAAAATCGCCACACCACCTAAACCAATTACTGCGTGGTTATTTTTTTAATGCAAATGTCGTTCGATAAATAATCAAAATATTTTTAGATTTGATGCAATATGGTGTTTACTTCAAGCTTATAGTATGATAACATGAGAACAGGATATTTTATTGTTATTTTTTAATTTATTTTTATATAAGTGTAAAACACACTGTTGTTTTATTTTAGTGAGATGCTATAATACTTGTATCTTTCGTTTAAGATATAAGCTTATGACATAAAAGTCTTCCTATAAAAGAAGGCTTTTATGTTTTTATATATCCATAGGTATAACAGATAGCACAGAGCTCTCAGACATTACTAGTCAGGACTTAAAACATTGAGAGTGCATAGTTAAAAAGTCTAGAACGTTAAATTTTTAGATTATGTGAAAAGTATTTATATTATTTGAAATTTATTTTAGTTATGGTATGATAAAAAAGGACATTACTATGTAATGAGCTCAAAAAGTATTTATAGCCAGCCGTGCGGCTGGTTTTTTTGTATGAAATTTAATATGAAAGGTCGTAAGATATGATTAAGGTAATCATATTACTTTTATTAATGTGTGTACTTAGCTATATTTTGACAAATAAACATAACTATTTCTTATTCGTAAAGTCTATAATGTACGGTGTTCTTTTTATGATTTTAGGTTATGCTTCTCTTTTATTATCCGCAGTGTTGCTTGTTTTAATATCATTGTTTTTTAATTTAGAAGATAGTGACTACTTTTGGCTAGGGTTAATTCAAATTTTGCTATCAGGGATAATGCAAATTACTATAGTGAAAATAACTTTGCGTAAAATAACTTTGAAAGAAGAGGAAATATTAGTATTAGAACATATTATACAATGGACAATAATTTATTTTGCATTATATCAATCTTTAGTTGAAAATTTAAAGCTTGAATATATAAATTTAAAAGACTTTCATTCGATACTCTTAAATCCATCTAATTTAAATATTGGATTTTTGCCAGCACTGATTTTAACGTGGATGACTATATTTAAGTTTAAAATTGACAAATAA